TGGAGCAGGATTAGGTCTTACTATTGGCAATAAAATGATTAAAGAAAAATCTCCTTGGAATTTTAAATTAAGCGGTTGGGGAAAAGCCGCCGCCGCAATAATGGCAATAGGAAGTTTTGCTAAAAATACTTCTGATACTTATGATAATATACATATGGGTTCAATAAACAGCAATGTAAGAACGAATACCCCTAGTATAGCCCCTTATATGAATATGCGTCCAGATAGAGGCGTAGATATGGCAGGGGCTACGGGTGATTTGGTATTCGCGTTGCATAAAAATAGAAACACGGGCTATTTGTAATTAATAGCCCTATTTTAATATTTTTTAATAATTAATTAAGGCAGGTTTAAAAAATATATGGGCGGTGCAACAAAAGCCATAGCAAGTAAATTATATAGTAAAGCAGGCTTAGGAGGAATCCTTAATACTGGCTTTACTCTATACGCAGGTTACGGCACTTTTAAAGAACAAAGAGAACAAGGCAGCGGATTTATGTCCTCTGCTTTATCAGCAGGCGGAGATATGGCTCTATCATATATGATGGGTTGGAAATCTTATTTAGGCGCATCTTTAGTTCCTGCTTTAGCTCAAATGGGCGTACAAACAGCCGATACTATAAGCCAATACAGCAGAAACTTAGAAAGAGCGTCAAGAAATAGACCATTCGCAAGTACGCCTACTTTCGTAGATACTCAACAGACATATACTATGCGTCAAGCAGGAATGAAATTAGCTGAAAATAGTAAATACTATGTAGCTAAATCATTCTTAGGTAATGAAGCGCAAATGATTACAAGATAAAATAAATTAATATTTAAAGGAAGAAAAAATGGATAAAGATACAAGTGATTATATAGAATCGTTAAAACGGCGAGCAATCGACACCATGGATTCTCTAAGAAAAAACGCAAATATGGCTAATAGTCCAATATACAATGAAATGGACATGGATATGAAAGATTTGCGCAAAGCGTATAACTTTTATGAAAAAGGTGCTGAATCACTAGCCAGAAATGCAAAATCACAAATGCACTTAGATGGTGTGGAAAATCCAGTTGAATATATTCTGGACGGAATGAATATTCAAAAAAAAATAAAAATTGGTCGGGAGTTTTTTAATTCATTACTAAAAGAAGATTCAATAGTTAACGAAATTAATCCATCAATAAAAGAATCAGATGCGTACTCAAACAAGCTTTTTTTTGATATTGTAAAAAGATACGATGATAGATTAGATGAGGTGGGTATTTCACTTGATGATGATACTAAAAAATTAAGTGACGAGTATTTAATAAAAAAAGATGCGTCGAGAAAACAAAGAAAATTAGCTCTTGAAGCTAAACTTCAAAAAGAAGAAGATTTATTAGAAAAATCAATACAACATACTGTTCCTGAAAATGTAAGGAAAGTTTCTACTGGTTCTACCAGAGTAAAAAATAACGCAAATGCGTTACCTTTGTCTAAAGAAGAAAACTTGTTAGAAAAATCAATAATAGGTTCTGTCAATGATCGGGAAAGACAGCAACAAAGAGAATTGCTAGAAAGAGTACAGTCTTTTAATAACAATATCGGTGATGTTATAGCAAAAGATACTCAAACTCACGCAGAAGAAAGAAACATTACAGATGATGATAGAAGAATAGCAGAACAATCACGGACAAATCCGCGAAAACCTTCATATAAAGATGAAGGCAGAGCTAGAGCAAGTGAAGCAAATCAAAACGCAACATTAGGAGCATATCAATCACAAGCATCACATGCTCAAGAACAAAAACAAGCAATATTCAGACAAAGGCTTAACAGCCCTACTTATCAAAATCGTTATAATAAGTTATATGATATTTATACTAATAGCGTAAAAAACAATATTTTTGAAAAACAGTACAATGAAATCTTCAAATCAGAAGGTTTTTCTGAATATATGCGTCAGAACAAAGTTTTTAATAAAATATACGAAGATATAGCGCATCTTGATATTGACCCTAATAAAGCTAATTCGATGTGGCAAGAATCAAGAAATATATTCAATAGACATATTTTTGATTCTGCTGATAAGTATGTAAAGTATATAGGAGAACAATGGAAAAACGGTAAAATTTCTTTTGAAGATTTACCTAAATCAATGCAAGGCAAAGAAAGAACCGCTTTTACTAATGAATTAAAATCTAGAGAAAAAAATATTGATTTAACAAAAGCGTTTAAATTTAGAGATGATGTATATAAAAATCTCGCTGATGATTTTGACAAATATAATGGTATTTCTACTGGCTATAATGTGTCGGACGGCAAAAGTATCTTTAAACATATCAGACAGCACGAAAAAGCAATCAAAGAATTTGCCGACAAAGAAGGAATAAAAGATATATCCGAAGCATCAAATAAATTTTTCAGCCAAATAAAAGAACTTGCAAACGACAAATCAAAAATAACGAAAGATGTTTTAAATAAATACGGTACATACGGCAGACAAGTAATTCAAGGAATACAGGACGGCGCAACCGAAAAGACATTAGGATTTTATCAGAAAAAAATTAATGAAGCTCTTGAAGGAGATAGTATATTAAAAAGTGGTTTCGATAAATCAACTCTAAATAAAGAGGAGCAATCGCTATTATACAACAAAAATACATATCGAAAAGGTAGTCTTGTCAGATTAGGTAATACCGAAAGACGTCTGTCTGCATTAAAAGGTGAGCCTATAAAAACATCATTAGAAGCTGCACCGGAAAAAGCAGCGGCAAAAGTATTTGGCGGTAAAGTAGCTAAAGGAGCAATAGGACTTCTTGCTACCGTAGGCATAGCACATATGATGTTTGGCGGCGGTCGCCAGTCTAATGCCCAATTATATAATCAGCAGCAGCAATATCCTTCTAACTACTAAAATTAACGAATAAAACTTATACTAATATGTAGGTGTTGATAACGCCGAATTTACGCCTTTGGAGTGTCATACAAACGTAAGTAGATTGTAGCAACACAATCCAAAACGGACACGTTGAACAAGGAAACAAACTTATAATTTTTTGAGCGTTTATAAATAATTACAAAGTTTATATATCAGTAATACATAAAGAAGAAAGAGAAAAGAGATTTTTTGTTTTCTATTGATTTTTATATAGATATAAAAGCAAAATAGCGTGTTTTTATTTTTCTTGTTTTTTTAATAAAACGGATTACAGCAAAAATAATAAATTAGCAAATAAATAAAAAAGAAAGTGAGTTTGATTATTTAATGATATTCAAAACTGAAAGAAAAACCACGGATAAAGTATTCTCGACAGCTATTGTTTTCTCTGGATATGGTGATAATAAATTATCGGATACGGAAGAACAGGCTCTAATTGACGATTTTGGCTCGCCTGTAATTAATCTCGGTGCTTTAACTTATACGGGTAAATTTGCTATTAACGATGATACTAGAGTAGTGGCTGACGATAGCGGCGATGAAATTAGCATTATAGTAAATACTAAAGCACTTACTTTAGATAATAACTTTAAAGCTGAATACGTTTCTGACAGCAAGAAGTTTTTAAAATCTGATTACAGCGCGAATACGGTAATTAATACCCCAGAGCTTTTGGCAGAAGCGCGCTGCTTATTGTTTGAAGAAACGGTTAAGGCTGCTATTGCTGACGCTTTAAAAACATTGAAAGAAAAGACTACGCGCTTTGAAACTGTCGATATTCCAGACTTTACGGCGTAAATAATTTTTTTAAAATACGGAGTAAGATACATAAAATATGAGATTGAAATGTACTTGTGCTATTAAAAACTCTAAAATTAAATTGACGATAGAAACAGTAGATTTCACTCGAAAAGAGCATAAAGCCTTGGATATGCTTGGCGAACCTTCTTTAGAGTTTCAGAAAAGCTATGCGGGCGGCTTTGTGTTTTCAGTAAATCGAAAAATACGTCATAATTTTAAGTATAAAATAGAAGTTGATGGAACACAGGATTTTAGTGCAGCCAATGCAGCGGTGAAAGATTTTATAGACGATTTAAGAGATGCCGCCGATACTGTAATGTACAACTTAATGGATAAATTCGATGAAGAAGATTTCCCTAAAGAAGTTGAATACATAGACGTGTCTAAGGATTCTCCTAAATACGACAATATGAATCATAACCGCGCTCATCATAATCCTAGCGATTCGCATTATATATTTTAAGTAAAAAACAAGAAATAAACAAAACACGCTTTTTTGCTTTTTTATTTTTTAAAGACGAAAAAAAAGAGAAAGAGAGTTTTTGAATAAAAAATAAAATGGCGATTAATGACGCAGCTATTAAAGCAAAGCTAATTAAGATATGTAATGACCCTGTACTATGGGCTAAAACATTTCTTAAAACAGTTGATAACGCTACTAAGAAAATCGGTCCATGGTCAGCCAGATGGTATCAAGCCAAAATGCTTAGAGATAAATCAGATAAAAGAGTAGCGCGGTGCGGTCGCCGTACTGGAAAGACTGAAACGATGTGCATAGATGCTTTATACAATACTAATGTACATCAGCATTATAGATACTTATTCGTTGCTCCTTATGAAAGACAAATAGAAGCAATTTTTAATAGATTAAATGAATTAATAGACGAATCTCCTTTACTTGTTCAAACAGTAGAAAGAAATACGAGAAGCCCTTTCAATATTACTTTTAAAAATCACGCGGCTATAATGGGTTTTACAACAGGTGCGCGTTCTGGTTCGGCAGGCGCAAGTCTGCGCGGTCAGAAAGCAGATACCATCGCAATAGATGAATCTGACTATATGGCTGACGCAGACTTCGATGCCGTGCTTGCAATAGCGGCAGAACGTCAAGGCATTAAAATATTTTTATCCTCTACGCCGACTGGTGCTAGAAAAATGTTTTATAAATGCTGTACAGACCCTAATATGCACTTTAAGGAATTTTACTTTCCTTCTACTTGCAATCCTCAATGGTGCGATGCGATGGAAGCTGAATTTAGGGCTATTCTTTCTGAAACTGGCTATATACACGAAGTACTGGCAGAGTTCGGACCGCAGGATAACGGCGTATTCAATAAAGAAAAAGTCGATAAGGCTTTAACTTACGATATGTATACATATGAGCCTTTAACTTATATTCAAAAACAAAGAGTTAAGGATAATGAATGGGTTGTCGATACTTGGATACCTTCACCTCATGAAAGAATGTTTAAGCCTAACGTATTTCGCTGTATGGGCGTTGACTGGGATACGGTGCAAGCCACTCCTTCGTTATTAATTCTTGATTACGATATTAGCTTTAAGAAATTTAGGGTAATACAGCGTTATTCAGTACCTAAAGTAGAATATACTTTAGACGCGGCTGTTAATATGATTATAAAATATAACGACATTTATAATCCTTCTTATATTTATATCGACCGTGGCGCGGGGCAATATCAAATAGAAACATTACATAAATACGGCGATGAACACCCTGAATCTGGCTTGAAAAATAAAATTAAAGGTTGGTCGTTTGCCAACGTCATAGAAGTTTTAGACCCTGTAACTGGCGTTCCAGAAAAGAAACCGATGAAACCATTCATGGTAAATCAGCTATCTATGGCAATAGAAAGAGATAACTTAATTTTATCTCCGTTTGATGAAATTCTGCATAAGCAATTAATAGACTATGAAGTAGTTAGGGTAAGTGCTAACGGTAATCCTGTTTACTCTGACAAAAATGAGCACTTTGTCGATTGCTTAGGACTTGCATTTTTAGCATTTGCTTTAGAGTTTCCAGATATAGCGAAAACAACTTATAAAACGGCTATATCTTCTCCAGTAAAACGCGCAGACGTTTTTATAGGAAAGAACCAAGCTAAAGCATTATTAGATTCTAATTTAAACGGCAATAAAATAAATAACCCATGGATAGGCAAAAACGGTACTATGAGCTATGCCGATACGATAGAAGATGGCGGCGAAGGACCGAAAGTATTTCCTACTGGTCCGATAGCAAGAAATAGCTTTAACAATTTATCTTCTATGGATAGATGGGCTATGCGCTCCAATTTCAGCAATATAAGAAACAGAAATCAGACTTTAAGAAAGATGTGGTGAATTTTTTCTAAAATAATATGAGCGAAGAAAATGTTAAATATTCTAAAGACGACATATTAAATACGCCTGTTTTAGAGCCTACAAGGCATTATGAATCAGAAGGCTCATTTGTCGCTGAATCAGAAGAAACAACGGCAATAGAAGAAATACCACAACAAAGTCTGCTTTTATCAGTATTGCAGGATATAATAGATACATATGATATATGTTCACTACTTCCCGATACCGTAAAAACAATACTTCAAAATATATTAAATGTTTTAGAAGAAGATACTAAAAGAATGATTATAGACCAGTTAGAAGAATTTTATTCTCCTACGCTTCAATCGGTCATTGAAAGTGCTGCAACTCCTACGGTATCAGTATACGATAATACTCCAACGGCAAGCACAAGCGATGAAGATTTATTCTCGTCAGACCCTTGCATTGAAGTAGTATCTGAAACTCCTAAGACAATGATTTCTTTGGCGCAGTCTGGCTATACTAAAGATTCTACTGACTTAAAAACGTATTATACTGGCAAGATTCAGCAAATGACGCACAGATATTTTCAATTAATGACTACGCTTGCTAAAGACTGTAATCAAACTGATTATAGTACGCTTTTAAAAGATTTTGATGGTGAATCGGTAACAGGCATAAAAGATGATTCTTTGCATTTAAGAGATGCAATAGTCCGCTCGCAGGTTATGCGCGAGCAAAAAGAAAGCTTATTTCAGAAAACACATACGACAGACAATACGCTTATTTTAACGAGGTCTTGGCTTTCAGCAGAAAAAACAAGAGAGCGTTATTTAAACGAAAGCTATAAAACAGCAGATACGTTAAGTTCATTTTATAGTAATGACTTGCTATTAAAGAACAGAAACAACGCTGACAAGAACTATACTATGGCTCTGCATAATAATTATAAATACTTAAATTCGTCAGTAATAGTAAGTAGTGAAATATTAGATATGCAGGTAGAAGAAGCAGAAGCTAAAAGCCAGCTTGTTAAAGAGGGCGTTAATATATTCTATTCTAAAGCACAGGAAGAAAAAGAAGCATACGAAAAATCAGTACAAGAAGCTGCGTCTAAGGATATGGCAGTAAGCAGTGAAGATGCTACGGCTATAAGCAATATTCAAAGCGGCGTAGTTGCGTCTGGCGTATCTGGCAGTTCCAGTGTCAGCGGCAGTGCATCAGTTAATAGTGCAGTTAATCTTTCGCCTAGCGAAGTTCAAGCGCAGGCATGGGCGTCAGCTAAGAAACTCGGTGCTTCGACAGGTATTAAAGCCGAATTTATTTATCGCCAATGGTCACATGAATCGGGAGATTTTACTTCAAGGCTTGCTAAAGAAAATCTTAATTTCGGCGGCTTATGTCAGTCTACTCCGAACGGCGAAGAAAATAAATCTCCAGACAGCGATTTATATTATTGTATGTATTCTAGCGTAGATGAATTTGCTAACGCTTACTATAATAATTATATTAAGAGTTATGCGTCTGATTTGGCTGCGGCTAAGACAATTACCGAATATGCTACCGTATTAAAAAATAACGGATATTATTCAGCACCTCTTGAAGTATATATTAATGGTATGTCTAGCGTATCTGTACCTGCATAAATACGTTATAGGAAAGTTGTTATTGAATGAACCAAAACAACAATACTAAAAAGAAAAGCAACAGCTTTTTAAATCGAATAAAAACTACATATCATAATTTACGAACTAAACTTGATGAATTTTCGTCTGTCGATATAAGCATTAATAAAAATATGCGTCATTCTATTCCTACGTCTGAAAAAATAGTTAAGCGTAAAAATGAGCCGCAAAATATTATCGTTAAAGCAATAAGTTTTATGACTAACGCAGGACTTAGCAGAGCAAACAGATTTTATCCATGCGAATACGATATAGACTTAATTAAAACGGCTATTAATACTGACAGCTATTTAAAAGTAGCAATTCAAAAGAATACGCAGTTATTTTTTAAAGCAGGCTATACATTTCGTTCAGAAAATGATGAAGCGGCTAAATACATAGAGCGCAGATTCAGAATAATGGATTATTGCACTGGACAGTCAGGCGATATTTTATGGAAGGGAATACAGCATGACTTAGAATGTTTCTCTAATGCTTTTTTAATTAAAAGCCGTGTAGATACAATACCTTTCGTAAATGCTAAAGGCATAACTAATTCAGGTAAACCAGTAGGCGGCTATTTTAGAGTAGACCCGTCTACTATATCAGTTAAGTATGATGATAACGGATACGTTACTAAATATAAGCAAAGGCTAATTAACGGCAAAGAAAAAGACTTCTCTCCAGAGGACGTCATTCATTTTGTTTACGATGCCGAAGCAGGCTCTATATGGGGAACGCCTCGCATGGTAGCCTCTCTTGAAGATATTAAATTATTAAGGCACGTTGAAGGCTCTGTAATCTCTATGATGTACAGATTCGCGATGCCGCTTATTCATTTAAAAGTAGGTACTCAGCAATTAAGCGGTTCTGATAAAGAAGTCCGTGATGCACAGCGTTCATTAGAAGGCTCGCCGCCAGATGGCATTTACGTTACGAATGAACGAAGTGAATTTAAAGCAGTAGCTTTAGACGGGGCAACATTAGACGCGTCAAGTTATTTGACTTACTTTGAAAATCGCGTATTCAGTGTTTTAAATATGTCGCAGGCTATGATGGGCAGGGGCGGCTCAAAACAAGACGCGGATTCAATGGAAGAACAAATGCACAATAAGATTAAGAACGACCAAAACTTATTTGCCGTGCAGTTTCGAAATGAAATAATAAATGAATTATTGTTAGAGGGCGGCTTTGACCCAATTTCTAACGAAAATGACGTAGTAAATTTTGTATTTAATGAAGTTAATACCGATACAAAGGTTAAATTAGAAAACCATGAACTTACTAAGTTTACGGCTAACTTAATCACGATAGACGAAGCAAGACATAATATCGGCATAAAATCCGATAACTTAGACGAATCAAGACTTTACGCAAATATGATTCAGCAGAAGAATGAATTAGAACAGATAGAAGTGCAAAACGAAAATGCAATAGCACTTGCTAAAATAAGTGCTGCTAATTCAGCCGATTCTTCTGATTCTTCATCGTCATATACTAAAAAGAATACAGGCAACGGAAAAACTACGCAGACTAAGACAGGCGGCACTAATGCAGCTAAGTCAAAAAATCAGCCGTCTAATCAGCACGGTACTTTCAGCGCAAAAGTTTCCGAAAGCTATCTGCATAATACCGACAGCCTTGAAAGCCGCGTACTTCAAGAAAAAATCAAATTATTGTGTAATAGATATGACGACTTGTGTAATAAATTGTTAGAACGTGATGATGAAAATGCAATAAAATCATGCGTCAATGTGTATATGCAGGAATACTCAGATGTAGTCAATAACCTCGTTAAAAGCTATACTTATTATGGCTCAAAAGCGGCTGCTAATGATTTAGGCGAAACTTATCTAAACGAATATTCCCATATACCATACTCTTTAAATATTTATGTAGAAAATACTCTTAAACGATTATTCAGCGATATAGCAGGCAAAGCTATTTCATATAATTCTGACTATATCAAGAAAGAATCTGCTATTAACAGCATGAAATACAGAGTACGTTTTTTATGTGATTATGCTGCTCACAAAGCATATTGGTATTCTTATTTAAAGACGGCGAATGATTTTGGCATAACAGAAGCAATCATACAAAGCAATAAAGACGGCAACCATTCACTTAAAGACGGCACGGTTATTAAAACGAGCAATTTTTCTTTAGACGATATACCGAGCTTTAGTGCTAATTGCTCCTGCTCGGCAGTATTGCGTAGAAATACAGCGTCAAAAAATAAATAACAAAATCACGCAAAAACAAGTTAAAAATCAAAAAATGAATTAGGTGATATATAAAATATGTCTTTGCTTTTAAGAGAGATATTAAACTATAACATATCTGATTCATCTAAGTACACTCAAAATTTTAATTTTAAAGAAGCTGACGACAGCAGCAAAATATTTTCGCAGGAAAGCTATGGCGGCTTTTCTGACAATAATAGCGACAATATTATTGAAATCGAAGCTATGCACTTTGGCGTTGTTACTAAAAACTTTACGCGATACAAACGGTCGGCAGGACAAAATTCGCTTGAATCTTGGACTTATCCTTACCAAGCACCTGTAATTATGTACCATAATGATTACGATGGTGAAATGATAGGCAGAGTAGTTAAAAGCGAAATAAGAGAATCTACTATCGTAGACGGGCATGACTGTTTGGTTCTCAGCACTAAAACACCAGAGCCAGATAACTTCTTTAAAATAAAAAGCGGAGTTTATAAAACAGTAAGCGTTGGTGTCGAAGCAAGCGATGTCCGTTGCAGCATATGCGGCGCACAGCTTGCGGGAGAGGAACAAGAAGGTTGCGACCACATACGAGGTCGGGTATATGACGACAAAGTATGCGTATGGGATATATATGCTTATGAAGCTGTCGAACTTTCTTATGTTATCGTACCGTCAGACCCATATGCACAAGTCATAAATATAAAAAATGACAGTGATATTAACTCAACTTATTCTAATCAATTCTTAACCAAAGTTACGGATTCGTTAGATAAAAAAGATGATAAAGATAAAGACTCTTTAACATTAAAAGAAGGAGCAAACTATACAGATATGGATTTAAAAGAACAGCTCGCAGATGTTCAAGGCAAGTTAAAAAATCTTGAACTTGAAAAAGATGTTTTAAAAGGCGATGTTGATAATCTGCAAGAAAGTTTAAACAAGGCTAATAAAGATAAATTGTCTTTGCAGCAGCAGGTTAAAGAATTAAAAAGCACTATTGATGCTAAAGAAGCAGAAGTAAATTCTGAAAAGCAGCTTAAAGAAGCGGCTGAAACAAAGATTGCTTCGTTGCAGCAGGAAGTAAAACTCTCGCTCACTGAATCGCTTTTCTCGCTTAGAAAACAGGCTAACAAAACGGAAATTCCTGTTGAAAAATTAAATGAACGCAGCATTGATTCTTTAAAGGATTCGATTAACGATTTAAAAGAAGAAATCAAAGAAGCTGAAAAGAAAGCAGCTTTAGGTTCAGTTAAAAACCCTACGGTACAGGAAGAAAAGAAAGACCTTGACGAAAAGCTGACAAAATTAAATGAAAGCACTAAAAATAAAAATGACGATGAAGTAGATTTAGACGAAATCGACATTGACGAAGAATTTTTAGAACTTTAATTTGATTTTATATAAATTTAAAAAACACTACATATTAAATAGCGAAAATTAATACATTTTCTTGACATACTAAAAAGGTGGTAGATTATTTCTCATGGCTGTTTTCCCAAATAGTTACGAAACCCAGCTAAGACCTACTAAGGGTATGCACGGAGAGAAATTCACGGCAGATTTGCCGGGTTATAATAATTCCGAACGCATTAACCGCACAAATAATAGATTTAACGTAAGCGCGCATGACACGCTTAATCAGAAATATTTCTTAGACAAACGTCTTAAACCGCTCTTTACTTACGGCTTTGCTTTTGGCTACAATAGCATGGTAATTCCGAAAGGTCGTATTGTAGCGATAGACCCGTACCTTGACACGGTAGACTTCACTACTGATAACGCTTTTAATACTCTTACGCTTGCTAACGGCGGCGCAGCAGTTAAGTTAAGAAGTGCTGACGATAAGTACGGCGCAGCATCTCCGCTTGTTTCGGCAGAAGCAGCAGGTCAGCAGGCAGGTCTTGAAGGCAAAGAATGGACTCCGCTCGTTGGTTTGGACGTAGCTTATTCCGATGATATTCCTTGCTATAATGCTCTTACTACTTCAAGTGCGGCACAGCTTGCAGCTAAAGATTACGTTATCGACAGCAAGACTGGCTATGTAGCAACAGAAAGCGATGGCAACGTATCGGTTGATTTGACTGTTAGAGCAGGCAATATTCCAGTCGGCATGATTGGTCGTAATGAATACACTCGTTTCCAAGAACAGGACGCTCTTGATGGAATGACTCCGGGTCCGATTATCACTGACAGCATTGTTGAACTTCCGTTCTTTGCATTTAAGGATAAAGCAGAAGCTAATCCTTGGGGTTCTATTTACGGTCAGATAAAAGTAGGCGACTTGCTTAAATCGGACGAAAACGGTCGCTTGACTGTATCGCCGCTTTCGATTGACGCAGCACTTGAAAAAATGACGCTTGCGCAGATTGAAAGAGAACGTCAGCAGGTTGTTGGTCAGTGCGTAAATTTGAGCCACGATATGATTCCAGAAGGCGGCAACCGTTGGGTAACTTGGGCATTGTCCGACCGTCTTAAATATGAAGGCTTTAATCCTACGCGTTATCGTCAGAATTTCCGTGACGGCGAAGATGTAATCAATTCGTCCGCTTACGGTTCGACTGGTCGTTATCCGGGCTATCCTGTTGAAGAAGCATATAAAGAACATGATTTGCATATGGTAAGCGGCGGTTCTTTAGATGGACTTTATGACCCGTTTATTAGCATTGCAGACCAGTTGGAATGGGGTATTCCGGGCTTAACTGACGGCTTTAATGCAGTTGTGCGCGAATACACGAACAAGAAAGCTGCATATATCCGTCATCGCGGCGATACGCCAGAATACGTTAAGTGCTTTATCAAGATTAATCCTACGGGCAATCTTGAACCTAACGCTACACAGATTCGTATATATAATGACAACGGTTCTGACTTTGCTTACACGAACGTGGTTAAAGACGCTCTATTGGCAGACGGTGCATTTAAAGTAGCTTTCTTTAATGCAATACAGGGTATGCTCGTTCTTGAAGTCGCTGACAAAGATAAAGCTGATGCTCTGCTTGAAACCAATCCTATTATGATTGATATTAAATATAAGAAACGCGGTATGGCTGGCGTACCTACTTACATGGACTGGGACGGCTGCGTTGGCTCTGCAAAAATCTTAATGCAGCGTTAATTGAGCAGGAGGATTAGAACAGTTGTTTAGATTATCAGAAAAACTTGAAAAAGCTAATAATCTTGTCAAAAGACTAGAAGAAAATGAAAAGATTGTTAGATACAATAGAAAAGCTGTTGCTGAAAACAAGCAGCAGAAAGAATTAAATAAAATCGGTATTAAAGCAGGCTTACAAGAAGCCAGAGCATATCAGACATTCTTGAACGTATTGTCTGGCAATACCGAAAAGAATCCGTTAGCTATCCAGTCGCTTCGTGAAATGACGGCATCGACTGATATAATTAATATGATTCCTAAAATTATTCAGGGCGAAATGATTGAAGCGGCAGACCCAGAATATTTGGCTGCAAACTTCTTTACCAAGATTTCAGTTCCAGACGCTCAGTCGGTTGTCGTCATTGTGCCTATTATCGGCGAACTCTCTGTTAAGGAAGTGCAGGAAGGTTCGCGTTATGATGAAGATGCCGTTGACTACACGCTCTCCGAAAAAACTGGTATCGCCATTGACATTAAGAAATATGGTATAAAGGTATCAATTACAGAAGAAGCGATGATGAAGTCGACTTGGGATATTTATAACACGAACGTTCGCAAAATCGGCAGAGCGTTTGCCCGTTTCAAGGAACAGCTTTGCATGAGCGAATTTTCTAAGCATGGTCATATCGTTTATGATAATGCTATTCGCAGTCAGACGCCTTCTATGGGTACTACTGGTCGCGCCGAAGATGGCTCGATGAACAACACTCTTTCGGTAGAAGATTTCTTAAACATTATGCTTACGGCTATTGCGCATGACAAGCGTCCTACGGATTGCTTAATGCACCCTGCCGTATGGACTGTATTTGCGCGCAACGCTATGATTGGCGCAGGTCTTACTTGGGGCGCGCTCGGTGCTATGGACGTTCACCCGAACGGCGGTACGCAGGGTACTCCTGCCGCGTTTGGTTTACAGAACAACATGGGTCCGCAGAAGTTTATTATGACGCCAGAACAGACGCAGAATAGACTTCCTATGCCTCTTACGATTAACTTCACGCCTTGGGTGCGCATGGATAAAGAAAACAAACTCTTTGATATGTATATCCTCGACAAGAGCAATATCGGCGTAATTGCGCAGCAGACAGAAATTACGATGGATAACTGGACTGACCCAGAACGCGATATTCGCTTTATTAAAGCAAAAGAAAGATACGGTGTCGGCATTAACGCAGATACTAACGGCATCATGGTTGCCCGTAATATCGCAGTTGCTCCAACGTATCCGAAACCGCCGCAGGTGGAAATTATTACAGTAGAAAAAGAATAAGGCATATATTCTTTTGTATATATAAAAATAAAATAAGAAAAATCAATAGCGGGTGGATTTGCTTCTACTCGCTATTGATTTAATAGAAAGGATTTAAAAAAGAAACATATGGCAGAGAGAGAAGTTATCGCAGTTGTTGCCCTTTCGCAAGGACAAGTCGGCTATTATGACGAATACTCTAAGATTTATATGACGCAGGCTAATCCTGTGCATAATATATATGCAGGGACTAACTGTACTCAGATAAGACGGAGTATTAAGTCTGGCAGGCTTCGTTTAATAAGCGGCAGTTTGCAGCCAAAAAATAAAGAAAAATTGCTTAATACTTTTAAGCAGCAAAAGAAAAAAGAAGAAGAAAAAGCTAAAACCGTGGTAGAAAATATTACAGCTCCGCTCGTTAGCGAAACTATTGTGCCAGAACCGCAAAATATAAAAGAAGCGCAGGCAGAAGAAATTGTTAAAGATGTTGCTGTTGATAATGCTGAACCTGAACAGGAGGAAGTAGAAGAAGAAAGTACTGAAGCTATTTCCGAAGAAGAATCGGCAGAATTAAAAACATTTAAAGTAAGTCCTGCTAAAGTAAATAAACTTGCTATTGATGCTGCTAAAAAGTTAAGCATTAAAAATATTGACGAAGAATACACGGCTAAATTCGTTTCTGAAAATGAAGAAGTAGCAACAGTTGACGAAGAAGGCAATGTAACTGGCAAGGCGGCAGGCAATACTAATATAATTGTTTCAATAGAAGGGTACGAAGATAAAGTTGTCGCTGTATCTGTCGTAGAATAATACAAAAACTATGTATCAGAAATTTACTGTTCTTGATATAAGAGTTGTAACAAATTCAAAACAAATAACAATAGAATTTAGTAACGATATAAACGATACGACTATTGACGGCAGAAGTATTTATTTATATAGAAAAAGCAACGGTGATTCCGTTGCCTTGTCTTATATAGTTGACGGCAATACTGTAATCGCTAATATCGTAGGCGATATTCTTTTTAACGAAGAATATGAAATAATCGTCAACACAAATGTCTTGAATATATACGATAGCTGCTTAGAATTAGTAACGCGAGAAACTGTTATATTCAGTAGCATTATAACCAATACAGTTAATATCGTATCTCCTGTAAAAGATGAAGTATTGGATAAATGCTTAATTAAATGGGAAGAAATCGCGTCCGAAAACAATTCTTTATTTAATAGCTATGAGGTAGAAGTATCTACTGATATAGGTTTTAAAAAGCTATTGTCGTCAGTTCATATAAAAGACAAAAACGAAGTTATTTTAAAAATAGCGCATAAGTCATTACAGTATTTCGCGAGAGTAAGGGTTGTTGGCGATGATAACACTTACGGAAACTGGAGCAATCATGTAGTTTTTGAATTAGACGATAACTATTTTGCAAAAAGTAATGATTCAGACGATGACGAGCCATTATTTGAACAGGACTATGAAATAATATCGCTGCCAGAACAAGGCATGACTTGCGACAGATTTATTATAGAATTTGAGTGCGATATTGACCCAGATTCAGTAGAAGATAATATTATCGTTACTAAAAGCAGAATTTAATTAATATATGAAACGCATACATTTTGATTACAAAGTATATGATAATTGCATTGAAATTATTCCAGAGGATAAAATTGAAGATAATTGCATATACGAAATACGAATAAAGAAAGCTAAGTCTTTAAACGGCAAGCACGTTTTAAGAGATTTTAAAACGGAAGTTACAACGGCTATGACGCCATGTTATGCTACGATTCCTGCCGTTAAAAATTTAATAGCTGATTTAGATATTCCAGATAAAGATATTCTGTTTTATATAAGAGAGGCATCAAGAGCGGCTGACCATATAAACGGCGCGCCTATAAGACCATGCAAAAATGGACGACCGCCATATGAAGTAGAAAAATACGTTGAAGCTAAAGCTACTCTAAATGCCTTATTAAAAGCCTATATTAAAAAATCCGATTCCTCTGGCATAGAAGGTACAGTAGGCGATATTAAATTTAAAAACGACAATACCATGTCGTCAATGAAAACAATGATAGACGTGTTTAAAAAAGACGTTACTAAATGGCAAGACGCTATAAGAGGACACGAATCTACGAACAGAAACATTATGGCTTCTGCTTTGAGAGGAAAATACACTATGCGTCCTACGCCTGTTGAAGAAATCGTACCTGACTTCACTAGAAACGGCAATATGGGCATATACGGCTATCATTTTACTATATGATTTAGAAAAGGACGCGGGATTTATATATGTTGAATAAAAAAGCATTTGGACAAAATATAATATCCGTGCTTGAAACGCTATCCTTTCCTATTTATGTTATACATAAATACAGAGATTATTATTGTACTTGTGCTAATTTCTCTACTAAACAAGGCGATATTCATTGCAAAAAATGTTTAGGCTACGGCTTAAAAATAAAAATAGCTAAAACGCTTGCCAGTATACAGCCAAGTTCGCAGGGAAATACAATGCGTCTTGACCATATGCACAACTATAAAGCGTATATGAAATATCCGAATATGGATTTAGAAGTTGGAGATTCTATTGTATTCGGTAATCACGCAGGTTATATTCAAGTACTAAAGCCATATTATTTAGAAGATTATACTCCGCTTTATTATGAATGTGCTATTGCTCCGATGAAGCAGGATACTAAAATCTTTTTAAAGAATTTCTATGAGGTAATTGACAATGATTAAATCAACTTTAAGCATAGACGAAGATAGGAGCATTGTCATTGTCGGCGTATGTACTTCTAATAAATATCTTTTAAATTTAGTAAAGCCAGAAACGACAAGCGAAGCCGAAGAAGTATTTGGCAACTGTGATGTCGTAGACGCTTTTAAAATTTTAAAAGATACTGACATAGATGATGTATGGATTATAAATTTAGAAAAACAATACGACTTTTTAAATATATGCTTAGAATTAAGCCTTTATAATTTTACATACATATTGCCAGTGGGCATATATTTATCAGATGGCTTTTACGATGCCATGAATGACGGCAAGTACACTTATTACGGAAATTATTTATTAAATAAATTCAGAGAGAGCGCAAATTATTATACTAAAGCAATAATCAGCGACAAACCTGCTGATTTATATGAGGATATAGACAGTTTTTTGGACGAGATGTACAGTGTTAGAAATTCGTTTATCGCTAAAAAATATGAAACTAATTTATTAAATCAGATAATTTTCGTTAGTAATAATCTTAGTAGCAGTACATTAGCTAATGTTTATTTAGCTTCTATGCTGTGCAACGCTGAGTTTAATGAATATCCTACATCTGACGATTTGCCAGAGCCAGTGTTTGACATAGATACGACAGACAATATATTTGACATGGCGTATTTCAAAAAACACTCTGACGGCACAATCACCGTGGAAAATTTATTAAATTTAGACACTTATACAGAACCGCTTAAAATAGAGTTTATTAACAGAATAATCAATCATATATCGCTAAGTTTGCGCGATACAAAATATTTAGGCTGTTTTTATAATGAATATACGAAAAAGAACATCGAGCAGGAAACGGAAAATAAATTAAATAGCTTTATGAATTATCTCTTAGTAGATTTTAATATTAAAGACATTTACACAAAAGAAACTGCTCCTGCGACCGTTGACGTTTATTTAAAAATAGAATTGCAGCCAATAACGTGCGTAGAACGCATAACTTTAGATTTTAAGGTTGGTGATTAATAAGCTATGCCATCACTCGATATAGATGAACAGCTTGCAGATTTTTTAAGCGTGAAAAGCATAAGCAAAAACAACAGTACAAGCGTAATTACAAGCAATTCTGTAATCAGAACTTCTAAAAATTCTAAAGCTGACGGCAACGCAGGCTTAGAAGATTTAATAGAAATGATTGCTGAACTCGTAGCTAGGTCAAGCAAAATGAAACAGTTAAATGTTAAATTTGAAGCTGACGAAGGTGCGAAAATAACAAGCGACCCGTCATACATATTAAATCACCCGTTTATTATGTATTCTTTATTGTATCGCAGACCATATAAAAACCTAAAGCCTAATTTTAGAGAAAGTTTTTCACGCGATACTGACAAAGGCAGGCAGGTTGGTTCTTTGTACGCACAGAAAATGGAGTGCGTGGTTCAATTTGATATTGTTGCGTGTGATTATAAAACAGTCAATAACGTAATGAATTATTTTGAGAACTTAATGCTAGAAGGTACTGCTTATTTTAAAAGTAAAGGTGTAATCGAGGTTATTTTTCAGCAACAGCTTACTGATAAAAGCCTTGAAAATTTACGCGACAGAACTTCTATACGTTCTCTGCAATACTACATTATTATTGAAAAAATGTATACGACATATGATTACTTAATGTCCTCAACAAACATTAACAATGGTCAGTTGTCAGACATTTAGACATATATTTCTTTTTTATATAAGAAATTGAATATGGAGGGTAAAACTCTTTGAGCGTATTAAATGACGGATTAAACTTACCCGGCTCACTAATTGACTACGAAAGAGAGTCAACCGCTGATTTTGATGCTTCGCAATTTGGCAGCACTGAATCAATATTAATAGTGGGTACTGCCTTCTCTGGTACTCCTGAAATTATCTTCCCTGTATACGGCATCGACCATGCAAAATATATTTATGGCGACACTTACGACAGTGATACGAGAAAGACGGCTACCTTAACGGCAGGCGTACAGGACGCTTGGGAAAAAGGCTGCCGCACGATTTACGCTATGCGTTTGGGCGGCAAGGATATTTATAAAGACTTTAAGCTTCGCGATACAGAAAACCTGTTTTTGCGTGTAAAAGGTCTTTATCCAGAAAACGAACTCAAAAATTGCTATATGCGTTTTGATAATAAATCTGGCTTAGAAACAATCTCGTTTTATAAGACGATTGAAAAAGCCACTGTATCTGAACGCAAAAACGGTATTGATTCAACGGAAGGTATGCTTGTTACCACGATTAATCTTAATCAGGATAATGGGCTTACAGCAAATAGCGTCATTACCGAATTAATTAATACGTTTAACAACAATGTTTATAATAACGTATTAAGACTTAGCATTGTAGACGCTGACGGCGTGGACGTAACCGAAACGGAAGAAGCTATGCAGCTTTGCATTGGTTCGCTGTTTCCGGGGGTATATTTCATAGGCAGAGAAATGTCGCTTTGCCAGACTTATACTCAACTTAGCACTAAGATTGTTCTTGACGACAGCGATACTAAGCCTTACAGTTCTTTCAGCGGCAGCTATTATAAGACTTTGCTCTTTAACAGCGATATTGAAGAACCGTATCCAATTTACGCATCTTCCTATAAAGAATTGCGTGAAGTGTTAAAAGGCGTTAGCATTACTTCATCGACTAGTTGGGATTTCCTTGAAACTAACGGCTTAGTAGACCGCGCTTTCAAGAAAGATACGGTAGACTATTCAGAAGTTGACATGAGCAAGTTTGAAATCTACAAGCGTCTTGGTTCTGGTTATACGGTAACGGCGCAGGCTATCGACCGCGGTTACAGAGAAACTAAAGTCAAAGTCGGTATTGACGATGATGGCAATGCTATTTACGAAACTAAGAATGTTCGCAGAAAACCTCGCGTAATTGAAACGCCAGACGATGACGACAATAAAGTACAGTACATTGACGATGGCGCATATCTTTTAATGCAGGACAGCAGCATTAAATTCAGAGTAATCACTTGTGCTAATGCTGATGATAAGATTGCAGATAAGATTCCTACTGCTGACGACTTTAAAGTAAGCGTAGCTAACAGCATTGAACTTTTAGGCGCGGAAGATGGCGAAGGAGCATTAATCACGGCAACTCCTAAAGTTGAAAGTGATGATTTGACTCTTGAAAAATCTTATACTTTTAAATTCGTCAAGATAGACGAAAAAGATATTGAAACTGACGTGAAGGACGACATTTACGCTGCAAAGGTAGCGGAAGTCGTACCGAGCGTTGCTCTTAAAAAGAGTATTAGCAATACTATTGCAAACCTGCTTATAGCTGGCGATGTAAAATCAGGTACTAAAGTAGCGGTTGTTGACGGTACTTCGGCAACGCTTGTAAGAATTACAAGCCAAGGTTATGAAGTATTGAACTCTACTGGACTTGAAGGCGAACTCCTAGCTATTGACGATGTTATTTACGAAGGCAAGGTCAAAACTAACAGCGGTACTCAGTACACTGAATTTGACGTTGTTGTTCCTAACACTACTTCGGCAGCAGGCGCAGCAACCTATAACAACAAAGAGTACATATTGCTTGAATCGGCAGACCATATCTTTGTAGGTCAGATTTTAGACGATGCTACTCAGCTTACTATTGAACCGCTTGGCGATTTAGATACTATGCTGAATGGCAACGATGATGAAACTCTTATCTACTGTGAAAATAATTACTTCTCGACTAATAGAATAATTATTAAAACTGCTGACGCAGCAAACGTAACTCTTGAAGATTTTGTAGCTTTGCTTAATGAACATACTGCTCTTAGCAGCGTCTTTGATTTTGAACTCTCCGATGAAGGCTATACGAATAAAGACGAATATCTAGAAGATGTCGCTGACGTTTGGGATTCTACGGCAACGAGCATTACTGAATACCATATGTTCCAAGAAGTAAATGGCGTATCGCAGGACGGCATACTTTATGCTCTTACGGAAGATAAAGCCGTAGATTATGACTTCTCGGCATATATTCCTTATAAGACAAATGACAACTTTGCTAGACAGCTTGCACAGCACTGCGCTTATACTTCGCTTAAAACTGGTCCGACGCACGGCGTAATAGGTATTTCTAAAACTTATGATTTTAGCCAGAAGTCGATTAGCCAGAAAGTAAGCGATGTAAATAACTTCGACTTTAATATGTATGTAAAATCTAAGCGCGGCAGAAATGTTCTTGATAGCGATTCGATGCCTTATCCAATCGGCTGTTTTGTATCGGTAACGATGTTCCAAGACACGATTACTGACGACAACAGCTTCTCGTATATTTCTAATGGCGCATCTGCGTACGCAGGCATGATTACTACTTTGCCGCTTACTCAGTCCTCGACAGCACAGGAAATTTCGCTTAACTCGCTTAATTATACGCTTACTAGAAGTCAGCTTCTTACTTTGTCAGAAAAGGGCATTGTAACGGCTAGGAACAATGATTCAATGACTGGCGTAGTAATTACTGATGGTATTACCATGGCACCGTCCGATGAATTGAAACGCCGTCTGATGGTACAGCGCGTACTTGGTTATGTTGGCGAAAGAATCCGTCTTGCGGGCAGCCCGTTCATTGGCAAGCAGGGTACTCCTGCCAACAAGGCTTCTCTTAAAACAGCTATTGATTCTGAACTTAAAACAATCAAAGACGCTGGCTATATCAGCGGTTATGACTTTGTTGTTTCCAACCTTGATACATACAGCACTGATACGAACATTGACATTACATATGAAATCGTACCAGTAAATGAAATCAGGAGCATTAATAACTCTATCACGATTAGCCGCAGCCTTAGCTCGGCATCTTAATATAGATTTTTGGCAACAGACTTATATATAATATCATACAAATTAGTTAGCTATGCTTGCCTTTTATTTAAAAAATAAGGGGCAAGCATAGAAAAAAGACTTGTTGCCTTTTGTTTTTAGAAGAAATGAAGATAAAGCCTTTGTTCTTCTCTTGCGAGAAAGTCTGCTTTATAGACCTCGCAGTAAGAAGACCCCACTTTTAACAAATAAGAGCAACTATGCTATACTAAAATCAGTCGATAATATGTAAATAATCCAAATAATAAAAACCGTGGGACACACGGGGTTAGCTCGCTTATGCTGTAGTCATTAGACTGCTCGAACGAGAACCTACTGCTTGCTTTGTTGCAAGAGGAAGCCCCAACCTCTTTAGGTGGGGGAGGATGTCACAGACCTCGTATTTATATAAAAATATTTTTTTTGCATTAACTCAAAAAAGGAGTGTCCTTTTTAAGATGGCTAACTCTAATTCATCTGAGTACATAAATTCGTATACCACATTTAGCGGTTGCGATATTGTTTGCTCGTTTGGTTCACAGGTAATCGGTTCTTTGCAGCAGGTTAGTTATTCTGTGAGCAGAGAAAAAGCACCTGTATACACTTTTGGTAATGCAAATGCTAGGTCGTTCTCAAGAGGCAAGCGCGGCATAAGCGGTACGCTTGTATTCTGCAACTTCGACCAAGACGCATTACTGGAAGGTTTACAAGAACACTTAAAAGCTAATAAAGTGTTTAGACGTATTGGCGGAGAAAAGAACATCACCAGTATGTCGATTGACGAATGGGATACGGCAATGAGCGAAGTTTTGAATAATGCTTCGTCTGGCGTAAGCACTACTGCTGACGCTGTATCTCGTACACAGGCTGTCGCAGAAACTACCGACCCAGTATATGCGGACGAAATCCCGCCATTCGATATTACGGTATCAATGGTAAATGAATACGGCAAAGCTGCCGTTGTAGTTATATACGGTGTAGAACTTCTGAACGAGGCTTCTGGTTGGTCTATTGACAACTTGCTTTCACAGAAGGCTTGCACATTCGTTGCAAGACGAGTAAAGAGCCTTGAATCTGTGGATTTAAGTTCTTAATAGTTTATATATATAATTCTTCTCTTATTTTTTTCTCGGTGTCATTTTTGTTTCTGAATCTCTTTCTCTTTTTACTTTAAAATAAACAGTAATATAAAGGCGACAATGGTTTTAAAAGAATCTTTGTCGCCTATTTTTATATTAAATTAAATTATTAGTGTGGTGATAAAAAATAGCGACATCTAATTTAGATACGGCAAAAAAAGAATTAGAGAAAGAATTAAGCACTTACGTTAAAAAATATATAAGTGCGTCAGAAGATACAGGCAATACTAAAGACGAATCAAGTACAAAGCAGGATTTTTATAATCAGGCTAGTACGCTTATAAAAAACAGCTCTACGGCATCAAAACTTACGACAGCCGAAACAGCAGAACTTACTAAATATCTAAATTCGTATGTAGATAATACAGCTACTACTTTATATAAAAACAGTCTTACAAAGCACCCAAGGACTATAAATAACGAAACTCCTTACGAATTAGACAAAACTAAGAAAAAAGACTGTACAACGGCTATCAATACTCTGTCAAAGAAAATAAGCGCAAGCACGACAACACTATTAGCTGAATGTACCAAGACTAAAAAAGTTCCTAACGAAACGCAATTCAGCAATTACATTGACAGTATAATAGAAGCTGAAATAGCTAAAGGCGAATATGATACCAATCAACAAGCTTATATAAAATATAAGTGCCAAAAATATAAAGAGCAGGCATTAAAAAAGTATAAGAAATATATCGAAAGCCACGTTGTTACCAACGAAATGCCTATTGAAATCAACGGCTCTAAAAGCACTAAAAAAGTGTCTGGCTCTGGATATAAAAATGACTGGATAGCACAAAATACTACTTATTCTGGCACTGACGCTGTATTATGCGCAAATCTTAAAACTTCGTCTGGCAAGGTTATATCGCAGGTAATAGGCGAAGCGCAAACTTTTTCTTATAGTATGTATGAAAAGCCTATGCCTGTTCATGCAATAGGTAATATGAACGCCAAAGATTACGTTCATGGAGTAAGGACTTTTGCAGGCTCAATGAATGTAATTATTTTTAAACAACATTGGATTTATAATCTGCTTGAAAAGTTTGCCGCCGAAGAAGGATATTCTTCAAATCATTATTTAATAAATGAATTTGCTCCGATAGATTTTACTCTATTCTTTTCTAATGAATACGGCTCACAGTCGAGTTTAGCCGTATATGGCGCAAGATTTTTTAACGAAGGCGTAGTAATAGGCGTCAATGATATTTACATAGAAGGCACTTATCAATTCGTGGCTATGGATATTAGATATATGGCTGACGCTAATTACGGTACTGACTTAGAAGAAACTACGACAGCAGGAAAGAAAAGCACGACCACTAGCGTACCTACTAAAACGGTAAATGACGGCGGCAAAAAATCTGACGGTACTTCCTCATCTACGACTACGACTAACGACAATACTACAGCTGCGACTTTTGATAAAGATACATATAAAGCTACTTTATCGAATTATAATAAGTTGAGCGAAGTACAAAAAGCATTAAAAGAGGAAAAAACTAAACAATTACAAGAAATAGCTGCTAATAATGCCGCAGGTAAATATTCTTCAACTAAAGAATTTACCGAAGCAAAGAGTAATGTAGACGCTTTATATAAAAAGAAACTTGAAGCTGCAAAAGAATATTTTAAAGAGAAAGAGAAAAGTAAATAAAATATGATATTTGACGCTATATGTATTACTTTAATAGAAAATAAAACGGTATATCTATATAATAACGCTTATATTGACGGATACGACAGAATAGTTTTTAAAGAAACCGACACTGGAAAGAAAACGACCTATCAGACAAGCGATTCAGAAGTTATTATAGATTTAGATACTGATTACGGCGATTATGAGGTTTATGCCATTAACAGCGATGAAGATAGCACTTACAGCGTAAAATTCGCCGTTTACGATGAAACGAGAAACGACTTATTAGAATACTGCGCTAAAATAGCAAATGTTAATCTTAAAAGCAAGATAATTCAGCGTGTAGTAAAATCATGCGTGAATAATCCAAGCTATAATATTATCTCTGTAATGCTGAACGAAATGCTTAGTGAGGGAAAAGAAGAGTTTAGACTAAATCTTTATAATTTTATCTATACCTACACTAAGCTAATAAATAGGCGATGCGATTTATATAATTATAATAACGACAGCAATTTTAGTATTGATATTTTAAAAAAGCAGATTCATATAGAAAACATTGACTATATTATTCAAAACAATATAGGAAAAAATGAGCCGCCACATATCTATAAATACGATATTATAAGCGGCGAAGATGATGGCTATACATATAAAAATATATCGCTGAATTACAATAATATGTATCAATTTAAAGCATATTCAGACAATCAAGTAGTCGGCGTTTATTATGTATTTTATCCAGAAGAATCTATAATAAATGAAGTATGGACTAAATCATATGAATCAGTCTGCAATATCAATGCTTTAATAGAAAAAGAAATATATTATCCCGCCCAATATTTAGACTTTAACGATTATGAAAAACAGCTATTGTCTTTCTTAGATAAAGCCGATGATTATTCGCCGTTATTTAAAGAGCCTGAAATAAGCATAGACGAATATTCAGTACAAGTTACGATAAACGATTATGACAAATTAAAAGCTATCGAAAATTTAGGCTATACTTTTTATATTGGCTTTTGCATGGTAGACGATATTAACGAAGAAAATCTGGTATGCGATACCGTAAGGATAAGCGAAGAATCTTTTTATTTTGATTCTCGCCGTTATGGAATGTATGACGAAGATTATTTCTTTTATATTTGCGATTTAGATGGTGTCCGTTATAGTAATGCCGTATTCGTAAACAAATCAGATTATGTAGACGAATATTTTAACGAGCGGTTAAGGCAATTAAATATTTTTAATTATAATAAGCATCTTGCACCATTGGCAAGCAATAAAAGCGGCGATAATGCTTCTTTAATCACAAATGCGTTTCAGACCTGCGAAACTGATGAATACTCTACGACAAGCGATATTGCCGATAATATGCTTGATATAATCAATACAAAAATGTTGCAGCCAGATACGCTATCAAATATAGTTGCCACTATTTATCAAGATAAAATAGTATACGGCGATTATTTAGTTGAGTTTTATAATTCGCCATTTTATTTTAAAAGCAAAATAAACACGATTACTTTACCGCCAGCAGAAGATACTATTTATTTTATTAAGAAATATTCCTGTGGCGATTCAATAACGACTGAATACTATAATTCATCGCCAGATTCAGCAATAGACGTTAAAATATATCCTACTGGCATAGATACTATATTAATCTATGGCTATAACATGAAACTTAAAAAGCAATCTGGTTTTATGCAAATTAATTACGATAATTTAAGAAAAATATCGCTCAATAAATTTTTAGTAGAGATAGAGGTGATTTAAACTTTGGCAATAACAAATTACATATTCTCTACGATAGGCAAATCTTTAAATAAAAAACCTGCCTACACGAATTACAATATAAATAAAAACAAAAGATATTTCTCAAGCGTTGACGCTGATATATATTTTAACAACACGCATTTAAGCGAAATAGTTCAAATTCAATGGACTGTTGAAGAAATGCAAAATCCTATATACGGCTACAATTCTTATATTTTTGATTACATGGCTTGCGGCACAAGATTAGTGAATGGCATATTTGCTATTAACTTTATAGCCCCAGATTATTTAAACCTCGTTACAGCGGACATAGGCGATGATGAAAGCAGAGGATATTTAACGTCTGGCTCTAAATACGCGCAAGCGACTACAAGTCCTATGTTTGGCAAAAAATTTGACATATCAATTTCATATGGTCAAGAAGACAAAATAAGTACAAATATTCCTTATGTATTTTTATCAGAATGTTACGTTTCAAGCCAAGGTCAAAGTATAGATACGAGCGGCGGCAACATCGTTGAAATGTATAAATTTATAGGCAGAGATAAAACTCATACGACTTCGACTTAATTATCTAAAGAATTGAAGCGTAATAATACAGCAGAAAACACCGAAAATAAATATAAAATAAATAAACAGTAAAAAGAGAGGATTACATATGATTGAAGTTCAGAAATTACAAATTCCCGATGATTTAGTTCCAGAAAACAGCGGTGATTTATTCCGCTTAAATCCAGACGCAGATTCTTATGATGAACTAGAAAAAGAAGAAGTTGAATCCGAAGAAACAGCAGAACAGGAAGAATTAACGGAAGAAACAGCCGAAGAAGTAGAAGAACAACAGGAAGAACCCGAAGAATTAGAAGAAGATGAAGAAGATAATAGTGAAATTGCTATTATCGGTACAGATATTACAGAAAAGCAGCTTGCTAAATATAAAGCCAAATATAATAAATTGTTTCGTTCTTATTTAAATAATGACATTTATGTATGGCATAGATTATCGCGCGCTGAATTTGCTGACGTAATGAAGCAGACATCGGACATTACAGATTTAGAAGAAAAGATTTTAAAAAGAGAAGAACTTGTCTGCAAAGCAGCCTGCGTATATCCTTCACTTGAACGTCAGCAGGAAATATTTAAAGACAATGAAATATTCGCGTCTAATATGTGCGAAGAAATTTTAAGCTATTCAGGTTTTGTTAAAGCTTTGACTTCGCAGGTTTAATAACTTATGGAATTAAATTTTTCAAAAGGTCAAGACAATAATGCTGCACCATTTGAAGATATTAAAAATCTGTATCTGCAATTCGTAGAGAAATATAATAAAGTTTTTATAGACCAGTTTGGCGATGCAGGCGTATTCATATATAAAACTTTAGGCAGAAAAGACTTTAGAACCGTTATAGAGAATAAAGACCTTACTTTCTGCGATAAAGAAGAAATAATTTGCAATATGTGTACGCTGTATCCTCAAAATTATGATTTTGCAAATTGCGAAATGGGCGGATTGCCTACATTATTGTCTAACAGAATTATAGAATTATCTCTACTAGGCGATGTTAAAAAACAGGTCAATGCTATTCATTATTTCAGAGATAAAATATCGAATGATTTAGACGAGCAGATTAACCTTGTTATACATGAAGCCTTTCCAGAGTTTACGATAGACGAAATAGCTAATTTTGACGCTGAAAAAGCGGCTGAATATATGACTAGGGCTGAATATATCCTGCATAATTTAAGAGGCGTACCGCTATCGCCAACTGGCGTTGATTATCAAGACTTGAACGAACAGGATAATCAAATGAGTATGGAAGAACGCTTTAAGCCAGTAACTAATCAAATCGGACCGCAGGAAGAAGCCAGTCAAAAAACTAAGATTGGTAAAGACAGCAGAGAAAAATCAATAGAAGAACTTGAGCGAGAGTTTCCTAATATAGATTGGCGGCATGATTCAGTTACACAGCGCGGCATGGACGCTTTTAAAAATATAGACGTAGCTGACGCAGCATTAGCATCTTTAGACCCTAACGTTAAAGCACCAGATGCAGCATTACAATTTCTAAAGAATAAATATAAAGACAGAATAGCAAAACAAGATAAAAAAGACAATAAATCTTAATAACGTGGCAGGTGGCATTATTCTTGAAAGACGAAGTAAAAGAGGAACAAAATAGAAGCCTTGCCGACAAACTAACTGATGTTTTAGGAACAGCCGCAGCGGTATCAACCACAGCGGCTTTTTTATATCGCGGGATTGGCGGCAGGAATTTAAGCAAATTATTTGATACGGGAGCGAGTTCTTTCCGTGTCATTACTGACGAAATAAGCAGCACGAGATATAAAGATTATAGCTTAAAACGCTTAAGAGAAATGTCTGCTAAAATAAAGCAGGACATAAAAACAGAAAGAGCAAAAATAAACGCAGGCATCGCAGAACCTCGCGTTAATGCAAAAGATTCTTTAGCTGAAAAATTAGGTCATATGTATCAGCTATTAAAAGCACCAGATGTTTTTAAACGCAGATTATACAACGACCTTTATTTAATTACGCCTGCTTTAGAAAACTCTAAAAAATTACTTGATTCAGTTAATGCCACGCAAGCTGAAAGACGAGAACTTGAAGCTGCTATAAGACGTTTGCCGTACGTCATTAATGACAAAAAACACGCCGAAGAAAAAATACAGCAAATTAGAGATAGCATAAAAGTTAAAGATTCGCAAAGAACGGATATAATCAAGCAGGCTTTAGACTTATCTGTTAATGTAATGCGCAATCAAATGAGCGGCAAAACTACTTCTTTTAGAGCCGTCAGCGGAAAACTTGATAACGCTATCGAACAGATAAAAAGCGAATTATTTAACTTAGATACTTTATCTAAAGAGCAAAATAAAGGCAGCATAATTGATAAAGCCTTAGATGACAACCGCGCTAAAGTAAGAGATATATTAAGCAAAAAGAATAAGGATAAAGTAAGACTTGGCACTTCATCGTATCTTGACGCGCAAGGCGAACCTGTTTATTATGACAGGCGTGTTGCTCTTGAAGAAATACAAAAATATATACTAGATAACAAACCCGAAGATTACGAAAAGTTTCTCAATCTTTCAATAGATTCTTATTTACGAAAAGACGCTAACGGTGAAATATATTCTTTCAGCAGAACAGCAGGCTTATTTGATAAAGCTATGCAGATTGCATCAAATACGCTGCCGGGCAAAATATTAAAACTTCAAGATATAAGGCAGACTAAATTATCAAGTTCAGTCGTCTATGTACCAAGCGGCTCAGTAGACCCGTTGCTTTCTGGCGCAGTCGAAGGACAATTAGACAGAACAAGGCAATCATATGTAAGAATATATAATAAGACTTTTTCTATTAATCAAGCAGGCGAATTGACGCACGAAGAACAGTTTGACAATGCTACGCTTATGTCTGGACGCTACGGCGGTTTAGGCAAACAAATTAGAAAAATGTCTGGTCTTGAAGGCGAACGACAAACTGATTCTTGGATAAGAAACTTCTTTGATATTAACAAAACAAACGAATTAAATTATTTTGAAAGAATAGGCTCTATATTTACTAAAAATAGAGATACCGACTATATTCCTAATGTTTTAAAAGCTATTAAAGAAGGTTCTCTAGACAGCATACAATCTTTGTTTGAAATGACATCTCAGGTTGAAATGCTTATGCAGGCATCAGTAAAGCCTTTAAGTTTATCGCAGGTAAGACGATTAGCTGAACAAGAAGCCAATAATGCTGATTTAGCACTTTTAAATGCTATAAAAAGTAATGATTTAACAAGTACGGTAGAAGAATTATTAGGCTATGCTCAACATACGGATAATGCTTTTCAGAATACTGGCTTAATAGATTTGCTTAAGAGCTATTCTAAAGATTCGGCGGCTGCGCTCCAACGAGTTACTACAAGAAGAAATACTAATCCTAATTATTATAGTACGCTAAATAATTCTATCGGTTTTGAAGAAGAATTAAAAACAGAGTTATCTAAAGAATATTTTTTAAGAAAAGTGATTCACGGCGGCGATGTAGAATCAACCGCTTTCACTGAATTAAAGAATCTATTAGAGCAATCTGATATTGGCGATGTATACGAAGCAAAGAGAACTGGTTATGCAGCCATATTGCAATATATGTCTGGCATATCCAAAAAAGAGTATTCAACTTCGACTATCGAAAACCAAGTCCGTGAAGCCGAAGCCTTGTATATAAGGTCGATACTTCGCGGTGAAACGCAAGACGAAGGCAAACAGGATTTAAAAAAGATAATCGAGCAAACCGTATCTGATGTATACGGCAAATTCGATATGTCAGAAAAGCTTCCAGATAACTCTTTTGCAGACGCAGCATTAAATAACTTCGTTCACGTTAAAAATATGATTACACCGCTTGACGTTATCAGAGATTTAAACGATAACGCAAGAAACGGCAAAGAAACGGCTTTTAAATTTGTTGAGCAATTTTTTGCAGGCAGAGATAATCCTGAAGCAGTAACTTCTCTTACTTTTTATCCGTATTTTATGCTATCGCGCCTTGGCGACGATTTAAACAATTTAGGCTTAGGCTTTAGTAACGATTCTACTAAAAACTTTTTATCTTTAGCTAAAACAATAGGCTTAAAAAGAATACTTCCAGTAGCCGTAGGTGCAACGTATCTTGAATTTACTGATGATACAGCACAAGCATTATTCGGTACAGGTATTGCGGCAACAGCGGTAAACGGTGCAGCAAACGTTGATTTGTTCGCAAGAAAAGTAGCTGACTTTACAGGAATACAATCGTTTTTAGATAATCAGTTTGACTTAAACCCCGCACTTCAATATTGGGGCGGTAAAGACGGATTCTATACATACGATGAAGAAAAAGACTATTACGAAAACGGCTATACTCCTGTAAGAAAAGGTCGTTATTGGTGGTTTGGTTCTTCAAACGAAGTGCGCGGCGGACAAATTCAATACTGGACACCTAATCTAGTAAGGAAATTAAATTCCGATTACTATGATAAATCCATGTATGACGGCTATTTCGATAAATGGTCGCACAGCTTATTGCCTACGCCAATTAATCCTATATCGCCATTATTATATTTAGCTGACCCGTATTGGCTTGAAAATAAGCATTATAACGACAGACCTTATGCTGTAAGCGGTCCGATGTTTGCAGAAGAAACTCCTTGGGGAATAGCTTTAAATAGTACGATAGGTCAAATCATTAAGCCTGTCAAAGAAATGCACAAAGACAGGCTATATGACGGCGTAGACGTTAAAGCTATGGCGTATGCGATGAATGAACGCATACGCGAAAAAGCTATTGAAAACAGCGGCGGTTATAGAGCGTCATTTGACGATGACGGCAGCATATCTTCAATAAGAAATATAGCTTATAACGCACCAGACTTAGAAACCAGACTTATTAATATATCAAGTTCTGGCGATGGTCGTACAGTTAATATAGATATTGGTGGCGATTACGGCAGCGGATACGGTCAAAGACTTATTTCTATTAATAATAGACCAGATTTCTCTAAAAACGAAGGATACTCTGGATATGGTTCACGCAATATAGGCGAAATAGGTATAGGCTATGGATATGGCGACGGCAGTGATGGCAGCGTAGGCTCTAACATTGGTTTATCTTTAATAGCCGATGAAAACAGAAGTATAAGAGTACAGGCATCTCAAAATGCAAATAACAGCGTACAATTAAACGAAAGACTGTCATATACCAAAAGCATAGCTGCTGATAAAATAGACCAAGGCGAAGATGTAGAGAAATTAATTAATCAAGCTAGAATAACCTCTTTATCTGGTATAGCGGAAGAATCTGCTGTATCAGCACGATTAATTACAGGTATATATGGCTACGGCGCAAATAGATTTTTTGGATTCGGTGAAGAAAATACTAAGATAATAGCTAATGCCAGTGATATGACTTCATTTTCTCGTTCATTTTGGGATATGTCTATCGGCGGCGTTGGCGGCGGCGCAATGGAAATATATCGCCGTTTTATTCCTGAATACAGACGCAATAGGCGAGTAAGCCCATTAATGAATGAAATGCCTGACTGGCTGCCATTAAGATATAGATTTGGCGACCCGTATACGGCAGTACCAGATGGCGAAGCCCGTATGCCCGGAGAAGGTTACGAATCATTAAATAATCTTCACCCAGACGCTTATGGAGCATATGGCGCATTTGACAGATATAAAATACTTGCCGATATTGCTCCTTATTCAAAAGAATTTAAAACTTGGAAAGCTATTGCTAAAGCTACTATACAAGATGAGCGTCTTGTTAAAGAAATGGACGCTATCCAAAAGCGTGCCGATGAGCAGTCTAAAACGCATGACTTTTATAATTATAGATTTCTAGGTCAAGACGTAGATTATCAAAACGCTATAATTAAAAACGTATACGCAAATGGCGCATTTACAGTATTCGGTTCTGACGAAGTATATAAATTAGCTGGCGTTGATTTTACCGATGATAATTTTGTCGCGCAGTCCAAAAATATATTAAAACAATATATTAACTCTGGCATGAGTGTTACTTTAGCCGTTGACAGCAATCCGTATACAAGAACTTCCGATGATTATAAGAAATCAGTAAATGCGGCAGTATTTGTAGATGGCGAAAATGTATCGCAAACTTTATTAGATGAAGGTTTTGTTGAAAAACGAAAAGATAATCTAAATGCGGCTGACATTGCGGCTATGCACGGAACATTCGGCATTATGGAAGGTACGGCATTAGAACTTCTAACTCATGTAGATTTGCCTTTAATAAGCGACAGATGGCTAAGAATTAGAAGTCCTTTAGAATCATATAAAGCCGAGCAAATATACGGCACTCCTTATCAAACATGGTCTGATATTACAGGTACATTCGTAATGCCTGCTATTGAAAGAGCAATATCTGACGGCTCATATTCTGCTTTAAGCACTATGAGTTTTATAGGCATGAATATGCTGCATGATAAGCAAGGCATAGGCAAAACAAGCAAAATAATGCTCAGTGCCGCTATGTCATTAACTAATAGAGGCGCATTTATAGGCGGTGCTATAAGCTATGCTATTAACGCTAACGGCAGAGGTTTTGCGACAGGTCAGAAAATAGGCGCGGCGGCTATGCTTGCAGGCAGTCTTTATTCAAGCGTGAGAGGCGATAGTCTAGCCGACAATATTATGTCTTGGGGAACAGCGGGCTTATTAGTCGGTGATTTCTTAGACGAAACAAAAGCTGCTATAAAAGATAATGATTCGCTGACTAAAAAAGCACTTAGAAGTTTTGAGAGCGTAGAGTTTAGAGGAAAAGCAGCTTTAATAGGCGTTGCAGCAGGTTTAGCTTCTTATGGATTATCAGCACTTGGCGGCGACAGAGGACCGTGGATTCCCGATAGAGTAAAAGAAAAATGGGAAACAGAAGAATACTTCGACAGGCTCAAATACGTTAAATATATGGGTATGTATAATAAAGCTAAAGAATTAGCTAAAAGCGAAGATGATATAGATTTAGATGAAATAATTAATTATAGAAAAAGTCAGCAAGCACTTGAAAATCAGATAAGAGAAGAATCTGATGCAAATGCTCCTTGGTATTATAAATTAAAACATCAAATATCTAACGCTATCCATAAAAACGTAGATATGCCAAGCGACCATAGATTTGAATATGACGATGGATTCAGTATAGAAGATTTGCCCGGAGTTCATAACGGCGTATTCGATTCAACGAATATAACGCCAGAAGAAAGGCTATATACTTTAAATGCTCTCGCAACGCAAGGCATTAAGCACAGCAGTAAATACTCTGAAAATGAAGAACGCGACATGACAAAAGTCAAGGATTTCTTAGATTTGCATAAAACAGAGCAATTAGACGGCTATGAAGTCCATCACGTTGTACCATTTTCAATGAACGGCAGCGATGACCCGTCAAATATGATTATGCTATCGCATGAGGACCACGCATGGATTACGAACGAGCATAAAAAGTACTTTTACGGCGAAAATGCCAACGCAACTTTAAGCGAATCTGTGTTAGAGCAGGCTGATTTTTTAGACCAAAGAGGCAAAGCCGTAACAAGTTCTGCTCATGTAAGAGAAGCGTTATTATATTTACAGACGGCAGAAGAAACTATGTATAGCGTAGCTGAACGAAAAGAAAGCGACTGGATAGATATAATTAAGGCTTTGCCTGCTTATGAAAAAGATTACTATAAAGAATTTAAAGACGAAAAAGACCCAAGCAGACGTGAAGAAATATTAAAATACGCATCGCCATTTCAGAAACGCGCATTACTTCAAACATGGAAACAATTCGATGATACTGACGACTTAGAAAGCAACGAATCCTATTTTGGACACAATAATCTGCCTAATCCGTTTTGGGAAGGTTGGAAGAACGATGTAGATTTAAATGACGTTAAAGCTAAAATGGTTAAAAACGAAGGACAGCTATTTAGCGATTTTAATATATATGAATCAGAATACAGAAAGCCAGAAGTCATTAACGCTCCATTTTTAAAGAGAAAAGATTCGTCAAACGCTATTGCCGTAAAAGCGAGATTAGAAAGTGCTTTGAGCGGTTTAGGCTTATCTGAATCAGACGTGAGCGTACAGCCATCATCTACAAGCGGAGTGCAGGCGGTAATAAATATAATGACAGTCAGCTCATATAATTTAAAAGAATCTATCAGAAGTTTATTTTAAGTAAATAAAGTAAAAACGAGAAGGGAAATATAATAGCGTATGGACATGAACTATGTAGGAAATGTAAATAGCTCTCTTACCACATTACATAAAACTTTAAACTGGATAATGCACCAAGACAATAAAACCGATACAGAAAAGCATACAGAAGCGATGGTTGCAATAGCGCGTCCTAACTTTGCTAATCTCTCAAGATATGCAGGCATGAAAGGCGGCGTTGTCAGCAATTTTAAGAAAAATGCTTCGTATGACATTATTCCAGAGATTGAACAAAAAGAAAATGAAGTAAAAAGAGCAGTATATAATAGTTCCTCTGTTCGTACCATGTTTAATTTATTATCGAATCCAGCTAAAAATATTGCTCCTTCCGTTCAGTCGGCACAAGATTTCTTTAAAAAATATACCAGTGCCGAATATACCATACAGGTTGATATAAATAACAATAACGCTGTAACTACTAAAGATAAGATTATTTCTGGCATAGAAAATATAGCAAGCAAAGGCTATAAAGCTGCGTTTATGGACTTGGAAACGCTCGGCAAAGGCGATATAACTGACTTTGCTATGTCGGTATTTTCTTTAGACGAAAATGGCAAATTAGTCAAAGACGAAAACGGCGGCAATATCAACGTTGTATTGGGCGTACAAGAACGCAATAAAGGCACTTATAGAAATATAATAGAAAAACGTTTCAGGGGCGAAAGATTAATCGGCGATGAAAAAGTAGTATTCGACCGTTTAGCTTTAGCGTCCTCTACAAAATCAATAATTGATAAAAAAGATGGCGTATACTTTTATTCTTCATTTGCTGATAAAACGGACGCTGATGTAGTCCGCCCAGACAAACAGCGTATGATTGACGCTTTAGACGAACTCGTAAATATAAATGCAGAATATAAAAAACAATCACTAATAGACTTTAAAGGCACAAAAGTCCTTCCTATTGAAAGCAAAATATTGCAGGCATTACAGTACGTCAAAGACAATGATTTAACAATAGCCGCCCATAATGGTATACAGTTTGACTTTCCACGTTTTGATTCATATTTTTCAAACAGCGAGAACGTAACGCATAATATGGTCGATTTAATGAAAGATTTGAACATGGCAAGTCAGCAATCATTTGATTCGCTTGCTATGCAAAACGTATTATTTCCCCGTTCGCAAATGGAAAGATATTTGATAAACCATGAAGAACTTGCTAAAAATTTAGGAGCACACGGCACTACTCTAAATACAGTAACAGGCTTAATGCTGCAATTAGATACGTTACCTCTTAACAGCAATAAAAGCATAAATGAAGAATTGCTAGAAAGAAGAAATTCTGCTGTAAATATAGCTAACCACGTTGCCGACCAAGACATTCAAGATATGGCAAGAGCCGTATTAACGCATTTAAAAGTTAATCCTAGATACGAGAAAGCCATTGATAAAATACGCAATTCAAAAGAAAATACTACTTTAGGTATTGGTGATGTATTTGTAGTCAATAATCCTAATATGATTGATTCTTCTGGTAATGGCATGATTACATTCCAAAGGGATTTGTATTCTGGCGATTTAAGATTACAGGACGGCTTTCAGATTAAAAATATAGATAGCCAAATACCAATCGACAAAATGGCAACTCCATCTGACGTGCAATTTAGACCATTTAGTTTTAAAAAGGATGTGGCTTATGAAATTAAAAGCATATCGAATTTTGAATTGCCAGACAGCGCATTAGCAGAATTAAGCAGGTTAAATGAAAACCTAACGAGCGGAAAAGATTTATTTTCTATTGAATTTCAAGAAGTAAGACAAAATCCAAGCAATATAAACACTAGAAGTTCTTCGCCTATTTTTATGGTAGGCACAAAAGACGATATTCAGCGCAGAATGGGACGTTATTTCGATTATGCTTTTACGTTTAAAGATGAAATAACTAAAAACGTTGAAACTGGTGAAGAAACCTCTAAGCGCATTATAACTAACACAAATAACGCATCTAAAAAACTACGAAATAATTTTCCTATACGCTCAAATCCAGAAGGAAATTATTCTTATGATGTTGAAGGCTTAATAAATTTATCAGAAACGGTATCTAATGAAAAATCAGCTATAAGATGGATAGGCGAACACGACAGCTTTAGCAAAGCTAAAAAAATAATGACGCTTATCGACAGCATCAATGAAGAAGTTGCGCAGAGAAAAACACTTCCAGAAGGCAACCCATTACTTGAAAGAGCAAATATCAATAATGTTTTAGACGACTTAATAAACGTGTCAAACTCGCAAGGCTTTGCAATAGATAAGCGCGCAGTGGGATTCTTGTCTAATAATTTTAAGCCTATAACAAAACCAGACGGTACGTTAGACTATAAAGACGCACAGAATTTCTTATTTAATTTATTTAAATACAGAACCGCAAACGGCACAACTTTAACGAGCAATACGATAGACAGCGTAGCTGAAAATGTATCGTATTATAATAAAATGGCTCACATCGTAAATCCTGTTCTTAAAAAAGCGCAAGAAATGGCTGCTAATGTCGGTGCAGAAAATAACACAAATGTCTTAAATTATTATTATAAAAATTTAATGACGCAGGTAATGAGCGCACTATCGTCAGACGACAGAGTTATTAGAGTTAAGCAAGAACCGATTACTCAAGCACAACGCAATACGGCTTATTTTGATATGACGAATGTATATAATCGCAATCATAAATTTAAAATACAAGCATCAAATGATATGCAGAAACGCGTGCTTGGTATAAATTTAGATACGAATAGTAATCAGTTTTTTGGTTCTGAATTAGCTGATATATATGGCTTAGATAAAGATTCCGCAAAAGATAGAGTAAAAGCTATTAAATTATTTGCTAGAGAATATTCTTTTGAATCATTAGGCGATTTAAAAACTAATGAACATCAGTCAGAGGAATATTTATCTGGTCTTATCAGACGAGAACTTTTATTTATCCGTAATGAAAAACCTAACGCATTTTTTGACTATGATTTGGCAACTCGAATGCAAAAAAAAGGGTACATTAAAACTCCTTGGATTGCGATAAACGGATTAAATCCTAACATAGATTCTTCTGTATCTCCAGAGCAAAAAACAGAAACAGTAAATAAAATAATAAATACGGTCGCAGGAAACATACCTAGAGTAGATAACACGACCGCTTTCTTTAAGAAATTAAATCCTGAATCCACTCCCCAAGATTATATTGACAATAAAGACGCGGTAGAAAATTTAGTAGACCAAGCATTAGATATTTTATCAGCCGATGGAAGAAAAGTAAGAAAACTTGGCAAAGATGCCTTAATGAATACATACGGCTATAATGAACATACAGCTAATATTATTTTGCAAAATGCAGCAACAAGAGAAAAAGATACACAAAAATTATTAACTGAATTATTTACCTCGTTAGCAGGCAACGGATTTCAGATAAGCGTTAATAATCAAGCAGGCAAAATCGGCATACTAAATTCAAAAGACGAAATATTAGATATTACAAATAACTTGCCTATTGATGTATTCAATGAAAAATTCGGCTCTTTATATACGAGAATAGGTAAGCAGACAATGGCATCGCCGTTAGCCATTTTACGAAATAAAGAAAAGCATTTAATTCTTGGCACAAATATTTTAAAAGCATTACAGAATAATAAGCATTACCTTAAAAGACAGCGCGACCTTTTAGATACTGACGATGATGCTTTTTTAGGAGCGCAGTTATTCTTTAAAAATATGCGTGAAGATATGGCTGTATATGCAACTAACAGCATGGACGCAAAAGAATCTAAGCTAACAAGAATGTTAGATATAAGCGATTTTCTTGAAAACATCGGCGAGTACGCAATAAACAGCAGTCAAAACGGATATTTTAGAAAAGGATACGAAAACGATTATAAAGAATTTGCTGATTTATTAAATAAAGCCGCAAATGAATACCATACTGACGGAAAAGTTTCTAAAAAGACGGAAAAGACTATAACTGAATACGTTAAAATGAGTCCTCAAATATTTATGGATTCGCTTAACATTGAAAATGAAGATATAAAAAGAGAAGAAAGACAATTTTTAGAAGAAGCGGTAAAGCGCGCAAATATGCGCACAAAGGTAGTTAAAAATCCGTATGTTTCAATATCTGACGAAATTACATCTCCATTTGCCCAGTATGGTTTAGATAAACGCGGCGTATACGGCGTAGCTGACGCAGCTTTAGAATTTGATAAAACAGCTTATGATAACGGATATGTACCAGAAGGATTAGAATTTGGTACAGGAATAAATACAGCGCAAGGATATGCTTACGAAAGCCCTAAAACGGCTAATGCTAAAACAGCAAATAGGGCAGCTAGAATTAATAGACTAAGTATGTCAACGGCTTCTTTCATAAAGATAATGTCCAGTGATGAGGGACAGACTTATCTTCGTTCAGCGGTCAATAATGACGAAGCAGCTTTCGGCAGAATAGTAAGCCGTATCGAATCTGTATTCTTAGAAGAAAATGGCGGTATAGTATCTCCTAGATTATTGGCTCTCGCTCCAAGCAGCTCTACTAAAAAATATGATTTTGACAAATTAAATATAGATGGCAAAGTACATGGCGCAGCAGGAGAATTATATGATGATTTTTTAACAAACATCGTTAATTCAATTAGAATAAATAGGAATGCCAACAAATTAATGCTCGACACATCTAATATAAAAATACCCAAAGATGTGTACGTTAGCGAAGGGCAGCTTATTGGTACAGGTCTTAACTTTGCTATGAGCGAAGAAACTACTAAAGCAGTCCGTGAAGGTATGCTTGGTATGAAGTTTGTCGATAAAAAGACAAAAGAGGTAGTTGACAATGCCGTTATTCAAAATAGAATAACAGAAGCACTATTAGAGAAAAGCAGCAGCGAAATAAAAGACGCTGTAACTAAATTAATAGCAGGCATAGGCGACCAAGAACATATCTTTGCTCAAGTAAATGAACAGATTAAACAGGTCATTAACGATAACTTTAGAATACAATTCCATTTAAAAGAAATTGACGCGCAAGGTATGCGTAAGATGGTAGAGGCTTCTGAAAAAATAGAAGCCAACGCTATATTGGGCGGCATTGGTGATTTTGATTCTAAAATAGCAAACGTCTTTAAAAAAGGTCCGAACGCTGTTAAAGATATGCTTGGCAAACAATATACGGCAAACTTTTTATCAAGCGCAGGAGATTTTGAAGGAGATTTCTGGACTAAGATAGAAAGCCAGACTTCCGAAAAAGATTTTGACAAATTTGTCCGCAGTATTTATAAAAACTTTGGCGGTAAGAAAAAAGGCTTAAATAATTTTGCACAAGCATTACTCAATGAACAGGAATTAGCATATAAAGCTGTAACAGGATTATTGGAAGAACAAGGCTTTATTGAAAAAGATAAGCCAGTTCATTTAATTTCTAATTTATTGCCGTACAGATTAAAGCATGGCGAAGCAAGCGGCATACTATACACCACGTTTTTAAATGCTTTAGAAAAGCATAAAGAAGATGGCGGCACTGTTAAAGGCTTTGTTAAAGAAGTGAATAATTCTGGCATATTCTCGGCAAAAGACGCACTTAAAGCACTCGATAACGGCAATATATTAATAACAGACAGCGGTGAACAAGCCAGTGTAAATATAGATAATTTAAATAAATTTATCACGAAATATGGCTTGCAAGATTTAGCTAAAGAAAAAGACGGCATTATGTACGAAAATGCTAGAACCATGGTTAGCATCGCGCATGATGAAAACAGATTAGGCGATAAATTTAAGTACACTTGGCGTTTGCATAATAACTTAATACAGCAAAAATATAATGACGATGTATTACAAAATGTATCCGATAAATTAACTAAAGCGTTTGGCGAAGAAAAAGGTTCAGCTATATTTAGTGAACTTTATCAAGGTATTGCTTCATTTGACGACAATAATAAAATTGTTTTATCTGATGAATCAAAGCAAATGCCTATACATCAAGTATTAAGCGATTATTTCCAAAATGCTATTAAGCAAGGTTCTGGCAATACCTTTATAGAATACGATACTAAAAAAGGCTATTATTTTACGAAAGATGAAGATGGAACAAGAACTAAGCATTATGGTATTGCTGATAATGGCAAAATGCTTATTGACGTCAACGGCACGGTAAGTAATGTTGCTAAAGGCAGAGCGTCATTTGCAGGTTTTAATGAAGAAAGCATAAATAATTTAGTAGACCATTTTAATGATTTAGGACAGTCCAATATATCGCTTGAATATGCTTTAGGAGTACATTCAGAAGCTACATATGAAGCTGCTAATAAATTTAATAAAATGAGTGCTAAACAGCAGGAAAAAGCCTTGGAGCGAATGGCAGGCGGCGACAATCCTTCATTCTCTCTTATAAATGTAAATGACTTAGACGTTAAAGCAGGCTTTAATTTTGGTAACGAAAATTCTATTTTCGGCAAAGCCATGATTATAGACTTAGGCGAAAACGCGACAAGCGCATTACAAGGTCAATACGTTAAAAACCAAGCAGAACAAGACGCAGCCAGAGAAGCCTTAATAGAAAAATACCAAGCGGCTTACGCGAATAAAGGATTAGACTTCGATATTGAAAATCCTCAAATAAAGCGTAAGATAGAAAATCAATTACCTATTATAGGCGAAAGCCCAAGACGATATATTGCTGTCGGTTTCGATGCCACTAAGTTTATGGACGATGAAGGCACTATTGAACTTAGAAAGCAAGTAGCGTCTGATATAACAGGTCTTGTAAATGCAGTATCGCGCTATAACGATGATGTAATGGAGGCTGCGGGCGACCCTCTGTTAATGCCTAAAACTAATTATATAGCTAGGTCTTTGGATAAACTTGCATCTTCTGTCGCCGCAAGAGCGGAATCTAAAAAAGGCGTTGCGGCAGAGAATATGTCTGTATATCTTGATAATTCTGGACGCTTTAAAGGCGGCATTATTAGAACTTTAAGCGGCAGTGGTTTTGACAGCAGTGAAGGTTTATTAGGCAGAGCATTATACAGAGGACAAGATTTAACTACGCTTGCTAATAAAGGTCTTGAAGTAAATGCGGCTTTCGTTGGTGAAGATTTTGTCAATAGAGTATATGCGCAGGACGTAGAACAGTTAAATTCTATATTCGGCAAAAATACTATTTCATTAGATACCGTTAAAGACATATTAAAAACCGAAGGTACAAATGCTACCGCTTTACGTTATCCGGCAATATATACTGGCTCTATAACTCCTTCTAAATTATACTTGGGCGAAAATTTAGCAAGCAACCAAGCACTGTTTACTGAATCAATGGCAAGAGCCATGAAACTGGATATGGACGGCGATACTAACTATATCCATGTAAATAAACAGTTAGCAGATGTTACAGCACCAATATACTCTAAAGATGGCTCTATATCATCATATAAAACCGTATCTATGAATCTTGATTTATTAACGGCTAGAGCGTTAGAGAATAACGGCAAAGGAATACAAGTACAATTTAGGGATAATGGAGAATTATTTAAAAGCATGGAAGCAGGCAGCCTTGCTCATGCAGAAGGCGGATTACAGCATTATGCAGGCGAAGTATCAAAACTCGTTGAAGATTTTTCGTTATCAGTACCGCAAAATTCTGGTTTAAGTCCAATAGACGTAACAGAAACTACTAAAGCAGGCATAGCTAAAACTGTATTCAATAACACTTTATCGCCGCAGGTATTCTCTAATCAATTATCTAACGAAGCTAACGGAAATATGTATGCTGCTTATATGGACGTAGCAAAAGACGCAGGCATATATAACCCAGAGGAAGGAAACTTCTCGCAGCTTAGAAATGCCGAAGTCATTAAATCAAAAGGTCAAGACTATTTAGCTGAATTAATGCAAAATCCTAACATAGATAACGCAACAAAAGAAAAAAATGCTATGCTGTTAGGATACGGCTATAACTTAGCTAGAAACGCCGAAGAAGTATCTGGTAAATTAGCAAAAGATATAACTGGTTTAGTAAACTACAATACTAATATGGTTCGTGTTTTGGCTAATGACATGGCGGCATCAGGCTATGCGCCAGACTTTACCGAAAAAGATAATATTATCGTAAATAAAATAATGCAGGGTATAGATGAAAACTTCCAAGCTGCTAAGAATACTACTAAAGACGTTTCTAATGCTGAATTTAAAACGGCAGAAGATAAAGTCGGTGAAGCTGTCGGCAATCTATTGTCCGTAAATTATCAAAATGCAAATAGCGAAAGCTACGATAAGCCTAATGATACAGCTACAATATGGAAAAGACAAAAAAGACGCGACAGGTTCTTTGATTATTTGTTTAATGATTTAAATATATTTGATACTAAAGAAATTAAACAAGCGAATAACCCAGTTATAAATGAGTACATAAATGCTAAAAGCGAAGGGAATTTAGCTGCCGAAGAATTAGATAAATTAAGAGTAAACGCAGAGCAGGAAGTTAAAAATGCTTTTAATCATATGCTCCCAATCAACTTTGATTTGTCGCCAAGCTATAAAAATTCCATAAGATATGCGTCAGCTACTCCAGAAAATGCGTCTAATGTAGAACCTATTGCCTTAGAAGAATTATCTGGCGATGGCGGCAAAACCGCCCAAGCAAGACATATTCAAGAAGTATCTGGTTATGCGGATAGAATAGGTCTCACATCAGAAGAAGCACCTCATGCCAGAATGGCTAGAATGGGTACGCAGATCACAGGCGAAATAATAGACAGAGCGAAACAGTCTGCGGAAGAAGAAGCCGAAAAACAGCAAAGAATATCTAAAGGCTATGAAAGAGCAGTCGAAGAAGAAGCACCTCGGCTTGAAACTTCATTTTCGCAGGATACTTTAAGGTCTGTCGGAAGTTCAGTCGAGCGAGCGGTAGAATCATTAAAAGGCGTTAAAAGCATAGGTGTAAAATTAGGATTAGGTTTAGCAGCAGGATTAATAGGCGCAGGCTTTGTTGGCGGCAATCCTTCTGAACCTGCTGACGGTATGGCAAGCGGAGTAAGTGCAGACCAAATCAGAAGCGGCAATTATGCTGTTCCTGATTACTCTGGCGGCATTAATCAAGGCGCACCAGCTGGCTACGTTATTCATGTAAACGGCAATTCAAGCCAAGGCAGAGATGCAGTACAGAACGCAGTAAACCAAGCCTTCTCACAAACTTTTAATACGCCTAACGTCAACTTAACTATGAACATACAGAGCAGTTCAAGTAATATTTCCAATAGAGATATATTGCGACATATAAGCGATTTACTAAATTAAAAGAAAATTATAACGGCAAGAAACGAGCAATATTCTCATCTTGCCGTTTTTTACTTATATTTTTTATTTTTCGAGAAAGAGAGAACACTGAATGAGCGAAGTTGTAAATTCTACAAGCGTCCTGCCAGATATGAGCGATTTTTATTATGACGCACAGGACGGCTATCAATTCGTTAAAACAGATAAAATATTTAAGACAACCGATATAGCAAGTGCCGCAGACGGCAAATTTTATACGGAAGAACCGCCAGACTTAGGCTATAATTCTCAATATAAAGTCGTATGTGTTCAATATTATAAAAGTAATGACGGAATAGGCTCTTATGACGAACAGTTTATTGACGGCATGAAAGTAGTCGATGGCGACACTATTTATTTTAATGTCGATAATTTTAAATATGGCGATGATGAATCTAAAAAATATATAGAAGAAATAACACAGGCTAATTTAAAAACGGCAAATGACGCATTAGGGAGTAATCCAGATTGCCATGCAGGCGTACTCATAACACGCTTGGCTTTTATAAATGCCGCCGAATTGCCGCATTTTGATGCTGTCGGCACAAGAGATAGTTTTAGCAGCGATATAGATATTAAAACATTAAGCTATTCAGACGTAGCTAAAAGCGGCGATTATATCTATTCTAACTATAAATCATTTATGAGCACTGATAGTTCAGCTAAAATACCTACGAATTTTACTGACAAAAGCAGTATGAATAGTTATGACACTAAATATAAAGATACCGATACGCTTTCTTTCGTGAATGTAGGCAACAAAAAACTTCGCCAGTGCTTTACGAAAAACGGCAATTTATATCTTTTAACTACGCAGGACGAATCACAGCCTGCAACTATTGCTGACGCAGGATTAGCCCGTGATTTAGTAGTCAGTGCATTACATCAAGCTACTGAAATAAGAATAGCGATTAACCTTTCTACTTTAGCAAAGTCTGCTGACATGGCAGAAAAAGTAGCTGAATATAAAGACAGTGATAATATCTTAACAGCTATTACAAAATTGTATAAAGGCTTTAATGGCGATTTGCCGCGCTTTTTAAGCGTAGGTTTTAATGCTTTAGGCTTAGATGCGTATGGTCGTGCAGTGTGTGTAGTATATTGCAAAGTGGGCGGCATATGGATTAATATCAATAAATTGGTTATATGCAAAACACCTAAATCAACGCAAAATACCGATTTTACCATGAGCGATATGTTTGACCCGTCAAGCTATCAATATGCTGACAAAGTATATGCAGATAACGTATATTCAGCAACAGCAAAAAATGACGACAGGTTAGTAGTTCATGGTAAAATATCTAAATTAGCCTCTATTGAAGCCATGACTAATTGGAGCGTATTGCTAGGCGATATTTTATTATTAGTTCCTCCAACGAGCATTAATAAAGTAAACATGACTAAATCGGAATACTTGCAGCCAATGCGCGCGAGAGGAAAGATGTTTAAAAACTCATGCAAGACGCAGGAATTAATCGAAATGGAATTATATTTCTGCGGCGATACTGGGATTAACGGCACTCCATATGAAGTTACTCTAAACGGCAAAAAACTGACTTATTATTTAGACGGCTTGCGCAGTCTAATAGCACAATTTAAAGTATGCCCATTTTTGCCTATCCAAAATGAATTTATAAATGACGTTTTGCATATACAGGCTGTTACCTTATCTTCGATAAATATAAGCACAGTGCCTATGTACCCAAAGCTGTTAAAAGTAAATCTGCAATTATCTGACTTTGATTATAGAGTATATATGCCTGAAATTCCTTTAGAAGAAGATGGATTAAGCGACAAGAATTATTTTGCTGAACAAATATATTATCCTTTAATGCGTTATTATTATCAGCGTATGATAATGGACGGAGAACGCATTAAAGATTTAGAATTTAATTCTAAGGAATATATAAATAAGGCATCTGAAACGCATGATTATTACGTTAAAACGTGCTTAGAGCCAATGAAGTTTAAAGATTCGACAGTGCGTTTTTACGTTCCAAATAAAGAAGCACTGGACATTAAAAAGCAAAAAAAAGTTCAGCAGTTGCAAGACAGTACCACTATGACCTTCGACAATACGGACAAAGAGTTAGTCGGAGAATTTAATAAAATAACGACAGCTTTAGATTCGTTTAAAAATAGCGATGAATGTAAAGCACTCGACACTTATAACAAAGATTCCAACACAGATTATGAATTTTACACAGGCGGAACACCAGTTTTGGATTATTTAGACGAAGCAATTTCATATGCTTCAGGTGGTTGTTATTTGTATATTGTAAACAGAGAAAGCAAGCAAATTGTTGCAGTTAATTGTGATAACAGAATTGACGCCGCTGTTGAAAAAGTTAAAAGCGAAATGCAAAATGCGACAACAAAAAGCGGTTCACCGTTATGCGAATGTATAGGCACAACTCCGCTAACGTCAGTAATATCGTCTGATGGATCGTATGTTACGGTAGGTCGTACAGTAATGTTTAAGATAAACATAGATACTGTCGGAAAAGAAACTTCATATAAAAAATTAAAAGATACAGCAGCAACAAGCAATAGCGGAACTATAACGGCAGACGAAATTTTTAAAGACAATAAAATATCTTATCGAATTTATATAACATTATACAGGAACGGCGACTATGGTTTAGGGCTGGCAGTCTACGCTTTGCAGTGCGGTACGGATAATGCTTGGAGTTATGAGGTTGAAACGGAATCGACAAAAAACTTTTTGCAATATTGCTCCGCTTTAGGCAATAAAAGCGAATTAAATCAAGACTTAACAAATAAAAATGTATCGGCTACTGTCGACTGGGAAACAAATGACGGTATAGAATACGATTTATATAATGACGGCTCAAACTTAGTAGTTACTAACTGTACTATGAGTATGTCTAATACTTTTACGAATATTACCTTACAATCGACAAATGGTATTGCTCCTCAATTTATGGGCGGTTCAGAAGTAGCTATTAATATGACAATAACTACATGGGATAGAGATGTCGCATTAGCTTTAGAAAATCTTCCTTCTCTAACAGCTACATTTGCCCGTGAATATCATATTATAATGTCACAATGGGGGCTAAGAATGGATTGCGAATTAACCCGTTTCTTAGGCGTGAATGACGTTATTATAGATACAGTCCATGTAAGCACAGTACCTAATTTCCCTAATCTATATCAAGTAGACATGGTTCTCTATTCTACTGATAGAAATTTAAGAAACCGCGAAATGCTTAAAAAATCTGAAATAGATAATTTTAAAAATGTATATACGAGCGGTCAAACGCAGGTAAGGGCATGGGAATATAGCCAGATAGATACCCTTTTATCGGAAACTGAATTATATCCAGATTTAGAGCTACCTACGATGAAAGAATTAAAAGATATGGGTTTTGAATTTTTAAGATACAGCAACGAAAAGCGAAAATATCCAGACCCAGATTTTTATTTTATATATGCTCATGTATTAACTTCGCAGTTAATAAGAGAATCTGTATTAAATTCTGTTGATATAGATATGGATAACTTTGATGTTAAATCTCCTAATGAAGGCGTTGACGTAACAAATAAATCCTCTGCTGATGCAGAAAAACAAATGCAAGAAGAATTTCAGTTAGGCAATACAGAACTGCAAGAAACGTACCAGACGCAAAAAAATAAAGAAGCCGTCAAAAATGCGATGACTTTTATTGCGCAGCCAGAGAACTCAATAGAAGAAATATGGGTTGTATGTCCTACAATAAAAGTAGCGTTAGCTGAAAAGAATATAACCAATGAAATGACAGTATGGTCTAAAAAAGATTATAATCAAACGTATGAAGAAGCCAACAAAACAAAATACGCATCTACTACAACAGAAGAAAATTCTTCAACGACAACAACGACAGATACAGACAGCTATATTTTCAATAACGTACAATCTGTAAAAGAAAAAGTCTATGAAAATATAGATAATTATTTAAAAAACCCTATATCTGAATCTTCACAGCAAAGTAGTTCCGAAGGTGATTTCATTTTCCCTTGGTCTGATTTATGCTCAATATTAAAACCTATGGGTGTAACTACATTTAATGATGAAAGCGGAACAGCTGCTACTACGGCTAACGGAATGGTTTATGCTGCTGCGGCTGCTATGACAGGCAGACAGGAATATAATAAAGCTTCAAAAGATACGAGATGGAAACCTTATCTTCGCTATTTTGAATATATAACAAGCGATTCAAAATATCCTGTTGGCTATTACGGCACAGCGTCAGAAGTAAGCAAAATGAAAGACCTGCTAGTAAACGAAGGCGACAGCCGTTTAAAATTAGAGCAAATAAAGTGCTTTGGACCGTTCAAAATGCGTTTCTACACAATGGTGGAATATTGCGCAATTACTGACTTATCTGTCGCGACAGATGAAAACACGCATACTTTTAAAGATATGTATTTACTTGACCCGTATTATACTAACGCTGAAGAAAAAGTTATTAGAGAATATATATATAATTGCTGTACGAATACAACTTATGCGACAACGGCATTTTTTAGAATAGTCCTTGTATGGTTCAAAAAATTAATAAGAGATAATATAATTCCTTCGTATGCTTTTGATATGCTCCGCGGAGTATTAAAAGATTCCGACAATATAGATACAATTTTAAAATCATTAGGTGTTTCCAATGCGTCAACTCTTTCTAAAACGTATCAAGAATACTTTGCTAAAAACAGTAAGGCTTTAGATAAAGGCAAATTGTTAATAGCTATTCTCTGCGCTTTATATGGCTCTACAAATAACAAGTTTTATACCAATTTGAGAAATAGAGATTATACTAACTTGGGAGCATTAACTAACTCTACATTCTCCGATAATAAAGCACCTAAAGATAATAGCGAAAAAGATACTTTATTCCGTAAATACAGCCTTGCCTTAGTAGGCAAAGGAGTAGTTGACAATGTAGATTTAGGTTCTGCGGGCAAAGGCAATAGCGATACTCCGTTTGTTGTAGACCAAAAAGAAAGAATGGACGAAGAAGTAGTTAAAGCAGGCAACGACCCGAAAAAATATTTATTGCATAGCTTTTATGATATGGTAGCGTATGATTGTCGAGGCAGAATGCTAAGAGCATTTCCAACGTATTATATGGTATTTATTGATGAAGGACGGCAAATTGGCGCATGGAAATTACACGATAATTTTTATACCTCAGCTTCAATTTCTGGCATTACAATTACTAAATCAAAAAATATTGCGGCAGATACGGCGCAGGTAACTATGTCGAATTTCTTTAATATTTACACCTCTGACGATACAGAAATGAATTATAGCTATATCAACAATTATTCTGACATTATTCGTTCAATATGGACGCCGAGAGTACAAGAATACGCAGAAGAAGCAGAACAGATACGCTCTCAAATGAATAGTCCGACAGAAAGAGTTAAATTAAGAGCAGGTATCCGTATGCAGATAAGAATAGGCTATGGCTCTGACGCATCGGTAATCCCTGTAATGTTTAACGGCATGATAACTGACGTAGAAACCAATGAGGTAGTATCTTTTATTGCTCAAGGTGATGGCGCGGAATTATCAAAGCCATTATTGTACGATAAAGACGCAATAGATATTCAATCAGACAATGACTTCTTTGGCACTTATACTTCAAGCGGCTGTACTCCGCAAAATATATTGAGAAGTATTTTAACGAGTAATGGCTCATATATAAATACAGCAGCTAAAGGCACAGAATATGAATATTGGGCAGACGCTATTGGCACTCCTATGAATCCATACGGCATATATCATTTTGGCGAAAAAACATTTATGTATTTCAATGATATGAGCGAACCATGTCAAAATATATTTGAATGTGGCATGGCAAGAAATCCCGCAAAAACTAAATATAACTTTGTAAGTGAATATGAAGCCGATAAACAGCTCACTATTGACTTTCATTTATTCGGCAAAACTATGTGGGACGTTATGCACATCTGTCAAAGTGTTCACCCGACCTATATAACTTCAATATTTCCGTTTAGCTTTAGGAGTTCAATATTCTACGGGCGACCGCATGATTATTGTGCTTATGCTTATAGACAGACAAGCAACGGCACTCTTTACGAAAAAAGAAAACCATTTCAGCAATATCACATCTATACGTCAGTAAGCGATATTATAAATAACTATATCACGACTTCGGTATCAAGTTTTAATACTTGCTGCGTAGGCGTATATGAAATGCAAGGCAGCTTTAACAGTAAAGACGTAGAACACACACAGCCTGTATGGTTAGATAAAGAAATATATCCAGAATTTCAGCGAACATTTTATTGCGATACGAATTACTATGGCAGAGGCGGCAGAACTTGGGGAGCAGGCAGTGCTTTTTCTGACTTTTTTCTTGCAAGTATATTTAACTCCAGTAAATTCGATAGGATTTGCGATGAAACTGGTCAAGTAAAAAGCCATCATGCGATAGCTACAAGAATGACAGTAAACGCGTTAAAAGAATCAGTGCAGAATATGTATCAAGGTGCTTTTGTAGTAATCGGCGACCCGACAGTTAAACCTTACGACAGAATATTTATATCAGATACTTTTAATGAAATCCAAGGTTCAGTACTGGTTAGAGATGTGGTACATACTTTATCAGCAGAAGCAGGATTTACGACTACAATATATCCAGACTTAGTTGCCGTACCTACTGACAATGCCAATGACGAAGCATTTATTCATAATTGGGTAGGCTGTGTTGCGTCTACGGCTATATTATATTCCATGCAAGCAGCGTCAAATTATGTTACTAGCAGAATAATGAACGCTCTAGGAAAAGATGTTAAAAGTTTTATGAAAACATCTGAAATTGTGTCAAAAGCAGGTGAAATGACAAAACAGCTTGCCACTAAAGCTGAACAACAAATTGCTAAACGAAAAATGTTGCAGCAGATAGCAAGCAAACTTAATGTTCTTAGCAAAGCCCGCAACGTTATTTCCGCTGGCTCGGCGGCAGCAGAAGTTGCAGGAACAGCAGAAGCGGCAGGGGCGACAGCCGCAGAAGCAGTTGGAGGACAAGTAGCAAGACAATTAGGGTGGGGATTGGTACGGTCAGCCGCAACTACTGTTTTAGCACCTATAATTGCAAATCCAATAGCTGCTATTGGTCTTGCAATAGCAACGGCTTTGACTGTATATTTTGTAGGCAGTGCTTTAGACTGGTTAGCAAAAGAAATGAAAAATTCCCGTGCTTTAACTTTATTCCCGTTAAAGAAATATGGCAGACCTTTAGTAGCAGGTGTAGACGGCAATAAATCATCTGTATATGGCTCTGTAAGCTATAATAAAGGCGATGAAGGACCATTTAGAAATGCTATGAATAATTTATATAATAATTATGTAAAAGACTCTGTAATGGGTGATGCCGCAAGTTTCTTAATGCCTGAAACTGTTTCAGCTCTATCTTCTTATACTGATTCAGCTTCGAGAAATAATCAGTCCATGGTAGACAATGACCTTGCTCAAAAAGCATTAAATAGAGCAAGCGGAAGTCAATTAAATCTATATCAAAAAGCAGAATTAAATCCTCAGCTGCCTAGAGTTGATATGACAAATAAAGCTGATAAAGAAAGAATAATTAAAAGCATAGGCATACAAGGCAATACCGTTGACGCTATTAATGCTGATATGAAAATGAAAGACATGAAACCAGTCATTAAGAGCATTGCTCTTAAACAATATATAAACAATGAGTTTTTCGTAGTAATTCACGAAAGTCCTAACTTTAATACAGAGTTAAGCGAAAATATAACTCCTATTGCTTTAAATATTGGCGGCACAAAGCCTATGCAGGTCAATGCTTTAAAATCCAAAACAAGCACTACAAATAAAGACGTTTACGATATTCCGTTTTTACATCAGTCGGCGTTAAATGTTTTAGAAGAATTAATAAAAGCAGCCTACAACAATGTTGAAGAAACATATAATGATGTAGATAAAATAGAGTTAAAGAAAAAGATGGCGCAAACGCAAATTGCTTTAACCTCTGCTTTAAAAGCAGGCTCAGATAAAAACTATGAATGTACAGGTCTTTCATTTACTCTAAGATGTACTAATGATACGGCTTATAAAGGATTATGCGCGGCAATAACAACGATAGATAATAATTTCGCAGAAGCTAAAAAAGTGCATTCATCGTACACCGACACTCCGTTTTATACTAAAAAAGATGATGCGAACAAACAAGTATTTATAACTGTAAAAATGCTTGGCTAAAAAATAAATATAAATAAAAAATAAGTAAAAAGAGAAAAGAGATTTTTTATTATGATTGTTACAGGCTTAAAGAATATTTTAAATGACACCTTAATATCTACAAACAATAGAAATATGAGCAGTTTCATCACGGTGGGCAAAGTAATGTCTGCCGATGAAACTTCTAATAAATGTACTGTATGGCATAAAAATAGAATGGGTGAAATGCAGGCAACGGAAGATATGGTCGTCGATTTAAGAAACGGCGACCAATGGTTTCCGAATGAAGGAGATGTAGTCTTAATAGACGTGACGCAAATGCCCGGAGTTATTCTTCATCAATACACTGATAACTATGCCGCTGACGTTCGCGCAAAAAAGAAACTTGAAAAAGATGTTTTAATGGATAATACGGTAAGCACATACGGCGGCTCTATATTATAATTTTTGCAGAAAATAAGAGAGGTGATTTTTTATGGCTCTTGGAACAAAATCTTCTTCAACGACAGATACTACAACAGACACTACAACAAGTGATTCCACATCGACAACGAGCAGTACAGATACGTCAAGCGAGAATCTTAAAGTAAATATTCAGCAAGATACTCCAAAAAACTTTTCAAATAAATTTAACGAAAGAAAAAGCGATGCTGAATATCCAAGCAGAACTAAAGATGCAGGCTTAATAAACGAAGTAGAGAAAACATCTATAATGCTTAAAAATGGCGGTGTTAGTTTAGCAGCCACTACATTGTGCAGCCTTAAATTGCAATACGATAATACTTTAACTACTACTAGCTACGAAAAGACTGATTATAATAATCGCCAAAAATTTGTAACTGATGAAATATTGGTAAACGGTCATAAAATGAATCCTCACTTATGGCAGCTTACTGATTTTAAAACAATAGATATTTTATCGAATACATATTATCTTGGCGACTTAACTTTTGATGGTGCAGTTTTAAGCAAGGTTTGGGATACTATGCTCGGCAAATACGTTTTAATGCGCGTACCGTATAGAAGCAGGCTATTTGGCAGAATAACTGATGTTCCATGTATAAATAACGCTTTAAACGTAGCTGATTCGAGTAAGGTAGTAACGAATTATGATACGAAACAAACAACTGTATCAGCAGGAGAATGGTATAAAAATGTAAGTGCTGCTGTGCAAGAATCTCAAGATGACGGCAAAATGGTTCCTCGTACAAATGCAGATGGCACTATTACAGAAACTACTACAAAGAAAACTGGCGACAATCAAACCACTACGACAGAGGTTATTAAAGATAAGGACGGTAATACAATAAGTAGCAAAAAAACAGTAACTACTACCGAAGATGGCAAGACCACAACCGTAGTTGAAAATTATGATAAAGACGGCAAACGCGTTGGAGAGCCAGAAACTAAAACAGTAGCGGCACAAAACTCTGGCACGTCCGTTGCTGAATACGAAATATACTATAAAGACGGCGGTACTACTCATGCTTTAATTAACGTATCTTATGTAAAAAATACTTCTAATAAAATACATAGACAAATAAGGCTTACTGATAAATGCAAAGAATCAGGTTCGCTTATTAAAAATAGAGATGATGATTTTGACGCTAACCTTAATTGTGGCGATGATATGAACACTATTTTATCGACAGCTAAAATGGAACTAGGCAGTCAATATCCAGAAGGATTAGGGGCTAAGAAGAAATGAGTACGACAACAAGTGTAAACAGTTTAGTAAGTTCAGTTAAAAGCAGTGCAACCTCTGGAACATCGGCATCGTCCTTGTCATCAGAGTTAAGCAAATTAGCTTCAAGTGCTGTAAGCAGCTCAACATCTTCTTCAAAGAAAACCACTTCTACAAGCAAAACAACGACAAGCGAAACTAAAACTGCCGCAGAATCTAAAGTAAAAGAAGTAGCAAAATCTGCGTCCGATAATGCAACAGAAAAAACAACGGCTGCCGTTAAAGACTTAAAAAGCAGCACAGAAACAGAAACGACATTAAGTGATGAAACGGCTCGTAGTCTTGTTACATCGGCAGGTATTGAATCAGTTGAAGAAACGGCTAAAAAAACAGAAAAGTTTTCTTCGATGAGTAACGATGAGAAAAAGTTTACTGTAAAATCTATTTATAATCAAACTTTAGGTAATCAAGAATTTATGGATGCTCAAGTAGCATCTGTACAAAATGAAGTAGCTAAATCTATTCAATCTGAAATAAATTCACAAACTAAGACATTAACCAATTCATTATTTTCTAATGTAAATACGACTGTTGGCACTAACGCTATTCAACCATTAAATAATTTAAGTACAAAAGTAGGTAATGTCGCAAATAAAATAAATAAATTATCTACCGCATCAGTAGAAAAACAAATAAATATTAAACTTACTGACGTTGTTGGAGCAGATTCTATAAGCAAAAAATTAAAAAATGATTCCACTTTAAAGATTTTTGAGCCAGCTATAACTAATGTTCTAAAAAGCACAACAGCAAGTATTTCAGTAGATATTTTAGACGATAAAATGCAGTCAAAAATTAAAGCAAGGCAAGAAGAATTAGCCGAGCAATATAAGAACGTAAAAGAACTTCAAGAATCAATTACGTTTCAAAAGACGCAGCTTACCAATGCCATTAACGAAGCAAAGAATACTTTGCAGAACGAAATTAAGAAATTTACTGACCAAGTTATCAGCGATATTAAATCCAAAGTTTCAGTAGATACAAGCAGCATTAAATTGAAAAAATAAGGACTAAATATATATGTCATATTTTGATTTAAAATTAACAGACTCTGGCGATATAGCTACCGAATTAAGCACTGTCGTCAGCAGTTTTAATATAAATTTTGATTACGAGCAATATCCCAATCAAAGAATAAATTTTATATCTTACAGCAATATTTCTAATGACGAAAATAAAAATACTGAAAATAATATACAGTCAATAACTTTTGCCGTAGCAGATAAAAATACTTATAAATTAGCAAATAAAACGCTGTATGATTTAGAAGAAAAAATCCAATATATTAAAATGGTTTTAAAGACCGAACTTGACAGTACAGAAAATGATGATTTTGGCAGCGAAATTTATCAATATAAACACGCGATTTTAACGACCAATTCTGAAACGGTAAAAGAAACAGTAAGACTTATGCTTGACAATATAGTTTCAGAAGTATTGGACGGAGCGAGAGTAGAGATAAGCGATGATTTAGATACTGTCGAAAACAGCGGCTATTTTTACTGTCAGTCTTTAATAGCCAAAATATATATGGATAATATGCTTATAACAAAATTCACGATATTTTAATATATAAATCTATAAGGCAGGTGAATCATAACATTGAGAACTTTTAGCGAAATCAAAGCAGATTTATTACAGAGGTTTACTGACCTTACGAATAAAGAGGTACGGGAAACGTCAGCATTAGGTTTAATGACGGCGGCATTTTCTAAAGAATTGGGTACGGCATATCAAGAAATAGAAGATGCCAAAAATCCTCATATCTACACTAATTTAGATACGGACGGATTAAATGCCACAGGTACATTCGTAAATGTAACAAGACAAGATGATGAATCAGATGATTCTTATTTATATAGAATAATGAACTGGACTTATTTAAAAGAATCTAGCAACGAAACCGCTATTAATGATTCACTATTAAATCTGACTTATGCTTCAAACGCTCAATTTGTTAAAAATACTAAAGGTGCTGGCACTGGCACAATTTATATAATTCCTCTCGTTTATGACGATGAAACGCAAAATAATGCTTTAACAGAAGTGAAGGATAGAATTAAAAACGTATTAAGCCCTCTGTCATATATAGAATACGTTATACCTACGATACGTCCTGTACAGCTGATAATAAAAATAGAATCATCGAACGGCGATTTAAGCTATTTAAAGACGGCTATAACTTCGCAAATAGAGGATTACATAAATGCTATTGCACCTAATGATTATATGAAATTAGGCAAAATTAATTCTATCGGACAAAATACAAACCTTGTTGATTATTTTGTCGTAACTGGATTATACGTTGACGGCGAAGTAGTTACAAAAACTAACGTATTGCAAGGTATAGATACTAAGCTGATATTCAACGAAATAGTATGGGAAGATTAATAACGCATGGAATACAGAGATATACTTAATAAAATGATACGGTACTTTCCTAAGTGGTCTGACATAAGGAAAAGAACAGATAAAACAGTCGGTGGCGCGCTATTAAAATCATATGCAATGGAAGCTGATAATTTAGCCGAAGCCATTAAAAAATTCAGAGAATATCACTTTTTAGTATATTATAGCGGCATAGAAGACACTATTGTTGATTATTTGCTATGCGTAGCAATAGGCAATACTAACGACAGTATAACTGTCGAAAGTTTAACAGAGGCACAGTCAGTAGACGATTTTTATGACAATTTAGATACTACATTTTTATATAAAGACGGTTATTTATTGCTGCACGAAAAAAGCGGCTACAAAGAAAATGACAATCTGACTTACTATATAAATGGCTATACTTATATGGCTAAATTATCTAAGCGTCATGTGTGGAATATATTTGATGAATTTGCTTTATTTGCAGGCATTAAAAGATATGACGGCGAAAGCAATTTTGAATTATCGCAAAGAACTTATGCCGTTTTTAAGTATCCTGCCGCAAGCAACGAGGACAACCTTAAAAATGCCATAGTCAACTCTATGGTAAATATATATGACTTGCATAAAGACGATATTATAATCGAACCTTTAAGCCAAGACAATATACTTGATTCTGACGATGAGTACGGCACTATCTACGAGCGCATATCAGAATACAACAAAGATTTATTTAAAAATAAGCGATGGGATACGTCTGCTTGGGAAAATGATTTTGCAACAATAGATTACATTCCTCATATATGGGATAAAGAAATTCAGAGTACACAAAACGGCGTAGGCTATAATGATTCCTGCAAAATAGATTTTATAGAAAATATTGATTCATTAGATACGACAGATTTAGACGTTTCTTATTATAAGAAGTCGCAGAAAGCTATAACTGAATACATTAAAAATAATAATATAGAAACTACGATACCGTTAAAGCTGACGAAATATTCAAATACAATTAATCCGCAGGACATTGAATATAAAATAACGGCATCAGAAGTTTTAAAAATAGACCCGTACAATATTTATATCAATTCTTATGAACAAATTAACGGCGAAAAAGAATACTATATTGACGACTTAGCTATAAGAACGCAAAATATTACAGAGCAAGTCAACAATGTTTTAGACAACAATACTTTATATAGATTAGTCTTTAATGCCGTAGATATGTATAGCGATATTAAAATTTCTAAATTATTGCTTGATAACAGTATTAACGGCTCGACTGATTTACGTTCAGAAAATAAGGATTATATTTTTAAAAACGGTTCTTTATCGAGTAAATATATAAATCTTCATGCGACTTCAACAAGCGATTTAACAAGTTACGATAATTTAGCTAACGTACCTAAAGGAATTAGCTTAGATTCGCTTGCAAGCACAGGCACGGCAAATATAGACGTAACAGGTATGAGTTTTAACTTAATTAAAACTAAAGTATCGTGCCGTGAAGTAAATATCACCGATAATACAGCACTTGTGTCTTATTATGGTTTTGAATTATCTGGAGATAATTCTTTAATAGCCAGAGGAACAGATTCGACCTCTAATATTGTTATTGATATGAAGTGCAATTCTTATTCATTTACTCTATCTTCGTCATTAAGCCAAGGTGCTATTGAAGTAACTGAATACATCAATAATAAATATTCCAGTAAAATTACTTACTCTAAAGCACAAACGATACATAAAGAATTTGATGAGTTTACTCCTGTTAAAATCGTTATACGAAAAGATGGCAGAAATCCCGTTATAGTAACAGATATTAAAGCCGCCAGATATGAAATAGAATATTCATTAGACAACGGCACAATTATTAAAAATGCCATGTACACAATGCTGCCGTCCTTTACTGGCAACAATACAATGCACGTTAAATTAACGGCTTATTCGCAAGTATCGCCTGTCATAGAATATATCCATATAGCGAGCAGCTTCACAACTCCTGCCTATACTGTCGATATTGGTTCGTTATCAGCAGGCACGAACAAATTATTCATTGACACAACTTGCAAAGTATCGTTATATTTAAGTACGGATAATGGAGCAACGTATAATTTAGAAAACGATAATTATACTACTCATTCAAGCTATTTTAATAATTCGTCCTCAACAGGGTATATTTATCTCGATTTAAGCAAATTCTCTAATATAACGAGTTCAACGCCTGCTATTCAAAACTTAAACAATAATAAGTGCATTGAATTAGCAGCAGGAGAAAATATATCGACTATAACGATAGACGCATATTATTTTAAAAAATTAGATTCGTATAGCTTAGACAATTACTTAATTAATAGTAAAGACGAAGAAGTCTACGTTACTAAAGTATTCAATTCTTTTATTATAAAAGATACGAATACAGAAAAAAGCTATGCCAAAAAACTCACTAAGGATTTATTAAATCAAAATGCTACTTATTTTGAAGTATCTGGCGATTTAAACAATATAGAAACAGTCTATGTAATTGATGAAGTAAATACGAAAGAATATATTTCAAATTCGATTAACAATAATTTTGCGTCAATAGCACTGCGCTATAAAAACGAAAATTCCTATATTGCTTATAATAAGACCTCAATGGTAAGCAGCGTTAAAAACGATATAGAAATAGTCAATACTTTTTATCCGCTCGTATCTTTGAATACATTACTGTTTTACGTTATAAGCCCAGTTATTAATTCTGCTATTAAAGCTGATATTAATTTTAGAAAATATGACGATAATAACAACGCATATTACGAAAATTGGTCGCTTGGCACTAATCCTTACGGAATCACAATAATTTCTGATATAGACTTAAATAATTCAGAAACATACGAATTAAATATATCGCAAATTTCGCAAAAATATATTGTATCGAATAATATAGTATTGGACGATGAATACGTTATTGCGTCAGAACGGCACTCTTTATCCGAATATATCATAACAACTCCGAACGAATTATACGTTTCATACACAAACGAAATTTATTCAGAAGTAATCACGGCAGAAGATGATTTATTCAATAAGCTGCATTACAGCAATATAATTCAAATAAAGGATATAGTTGATTCTAATATGAATACAATTTCGTCATCAAATTATGAATTATTGTCTGATGAAGGAATATTAGTCTGGAATAATTCGTCTTATATCGGCGAAAGCGTAGTTATTGAATACGAATACAAAAAGCCAGAGTTCTTAAAGTATACCGACTTATCTTATTTATATAAAGCCGTATCGTATACTGTTGACGCTTACGAATTAATTAAAGACGAAACGTATAAGAACTTATTGGACGGCGACACAGTAAATAAAACCATTACAGACTATGATAAAATCGTTATAAAATGCAGCAATCCTAATTTTCAGTCAGTATCAAGCAATAATATCATAACTGTTTTAAAAGCCGAATCAGATAATAAAGTAGCTATAAAATATGGCTATGTTTATGACGGCGGCAACGAATGTTGGTATTTTAACAATCGCTATATTGACGAATACGACCAAACTGGTGCTGTTAGATTAGAAAACGTCAAGAAAATAAACGGCAGATTCTATTTATACGAAGAATCATTTAACAGCCTGCCATACTCTAATATGTCTAAAACTACTATGCGTGAATTATGCTCAATGAATTTTAGAGATAGGGTATTTAGCAATACCAACACTTTATCGTCTTTAAGTTCATGTGAAAGTTTTGCATTATGGCATACCTTCAACACTGACGTAAATCTCGTAAAATTAGAGAACGGCAACGGCATAGAATTTGCTTCGGAAAATAGTACGGCATCATACGCTGTCTTAGAAATAACGGATTATATAGGCGATGGCTATATGCTTTCGCTATATGCCGACAAAGACTTAAAATGCTTTATTTGCACTGAATATACAGTAGACGATATGAGTTTTGCTAAATCAGTCTGCATTAAAGATTTTACCGATATGAAAGTAAAAAATACTTTTTATAGGTATCATATTTTTGACGGCGTAAATAAAGAACTTAGGTATTATCTATTGATTCAAGGTTCTGGCTGTATAGACGATATTATAGCTATTAAAGATGATAACCCAGATAATATTGCTCAGTACCACGAACGCAATTTTAATAAGCTAAAATTTGAATACGAAGAAAAAGCAACAGCCGACACAGAGTATTATATTCCGTTTAATAAATTAGGCGTAATTTCAGACGGTCTTGATTTTAATAGCGAAAAAATTACTATGGGTACGACAGTAGATTACGGCATAACGCTAATAGCTAAAATAGATTTAAGCGACTGTATATTAAATAATGCTGTAATTAAAAAAGACTGTATAGTAGCGGAAGATAATGACGCTTCGCTCATTACTCCTGTTATATATTGTGCTAATCATGAATCAATGCTGAAAACGATAGCGAAAATAAATGACGTATTTATTGACGGCATGAACGATTTTGAGATTATTATTCACAACTCAAAAACTAAGAGCGGGACGTATCAAGCAATCAGCACGACAGAAAAAGATAATATTGCTCAAGCATCTTACTCTAAAAATATGGGAGCATACTTTAAAATCGAAGTCAAAATGCTCCAGAAAAGCTCTATTGTCAATAGTATAGAATTGTACGCTAAATATGCTGAAAAAGATAATATAAATCTTTCGGTAATCAATAATTCCTCTGGCTCAATAATTACAACAGTATATGATATTGGCGTATCTGGTAATTATAAAATAGAAGATATTATCTACGAAAGCAATAATGACGCTAACGTATTATTTTATATAAGAGCGTGTCGATATGACGATAGAGATACCGTATGGACTGAATGGAAAGAATTTGAAGCTAAAAAAGACATCACTTTTAATGGCTATCAATATTTTCAGCTTAAAGTCGTTATGTACGGAGAAAACACTTACGCTAAAATAGATAAAATTATTCTAAAGGGATTTTAGAAAATAAATGATTAACAATCAAGTTATATACGGAACTCCGCATATTAATTATACAGATTCTAACGGCATGGTATTTTATGACCAAGACATAGCTATGACAAACTATATCTATACTGGCTCGTTCAAATTAACTATGAATGTTATATGCGAACTTTCTGGTATAGGCATAGTTTTGTCTAAGCCTAAAGAAAATGAACCGCCTTTAAATTCTGATGATGTTTATTTAATTCGTTTAGGCAATAATGAATTGAGCATTTTGCATAGGCAATATGCAAAACAGGAGCGTATCTATAATACGTCATGCTTATTTGTTCCCGAAAAAGATATTGCTAAAACGCTTATATTTTATCTGAACAATAAAGAATTAACCATTTCGACAATCATAAATAAAAAAGAAGTCGAATTGGGAAGATGCGTGATTGAAAAATTGCCCGATGAGTTTTATATAGGCTTTTACGGCAATAAACGCAATATTATTCAAGACGCTATTATTGAAGATGAAAGCCCAGAATTTTGGCTTGCCAGTCTTAAAAATACTAATGGCGGCAGAGTTTCTTTTTCTAAAGATACTATTAAAATAGAAAACTGCAAATATGATGCGGAAGTCGAGCAAGAAAATATACCGCTAAAAAGCGGCACTTATTATATAGATTTTGAAAATAAGAACAGCGAAACAAAATGCTATATTTTTAGCAGCAATAATAAAGAGTTTAAACCAGAAAACAAAAATCTGATTACCGATACCAATAAATTAATTTTAGACGAAGATACAAACGTAAATATTTTATTTCAGTCAACTGACGACACGATAAAAAACATAGCTATTAAAAGTTCCGAAAACGCAAGCTATGTATCGACAGGCGACACCTCGTCAGGCTCAGATGGCAGCTGCATAAGAATAGCGTTAAAAGATTTATCAAGCATTAATATCACATTTACCGTCAATAGCGTACCTCAATATGAATTAACGGAAGAAATGCCATACGCAATCACTTTAAGCGGCGATATAAAAACGTCTTTAGCTGACTATAATATTCAATTAGATACAAGCAACAAATTTTATATTGACGTTGATAAAAAAACAATTCACGATATTACGACAGATGCTTATTCATCTATCGAAGATGACGAGTATTTATATATTTTAAAGAACGTAAACGGATTCATTGATGAATTTATCATAACGGATAAAAACGGTACGCAGACAAATTTATTAGTGCAGACTACGTTTAAAAAATATGTTGCTGATAAAATAACAAGTCCTATTGTCGTTGTAGACGAAAATGATAATCCGCTTGATTTATCAAGCAGCTACCGCTTAACCAACGAAGATAAATATATTTTTACTAACTGGGAACGAGAAGTATTCAGCACTAATAATAACGAAATTGTTTTAGAAAAAGATATTTCTAATTCAGTAGGAAGTATGTATGTATACGGCATCTATAAAAACGCCGAATATAATTTAAGCGATATATATAAAATCAGCGATGAAAACAATATCCACAGCATAGATTTATTCTGCGAAAATTACGATATAATTACGGAAAACAGCTATAAGCAGGAAGGCAATTATATAGAATTTGCCGATGAAATATTAAACGACTATTCTTTATTAGTAGTCGAATATTTAAAAAACGATTCATACGCTATAAATCACATAGACGACCAGTACGAAGTAGACATTTCTACGCAAAAAGAATTGGTTTATACCTGCTATGACATGACTGACGACAACGAAATTAAAGAGTATAAAACTCTTGACGTAATTCCTGCTGACAATAGATATATAGTATTGAGAAAGTGAGAGGTGATTTCGTATTAAAATTTATCCATGCAAACGTAATATAAAAATGGCGGAATCACCAAACGCTTCTGATATACCGTTATCATTTTTAGATAAAAGCAGCGAAATTGAAAGCATTAAAATAGTTAATTCCGATGATTTTTTGCTTGATAAAACAACGGAAGTAAAACCATTTGATTCTTTCGATACAGACGATATTTTGTTATTCGATGCTGATAAAAATATAATTAAAGATTCTTTATATAAAGATATATCTGGATATGTTTATCACCCGACAAACGCGGTTGAATTTTCGCCAGAATTATTTTACGCTGATATAGTAATCAAAAAGAATCTTCTATATAATAGCAGCAGGACATATAATCTAAAAATATGCGTCAACGAATTAGACGAGGAATTGACTTTCAGCAAGCAATTAATATCTATTTTTGGTGATGCAGGCAAAAGAGGATTATGCCCAACAAGCATTAGCGTAAATAATTATGCTATGAATCCTATTTCACTAATTGACTCGTCATATAAAGAAAATGATTTTATCTTCGTAAAAACACTGGACGGAGAAAGAATAGCTGAATCGTCAGCAATAGACGTTGACGCTATACTAGACGACCATACTAATGTATGGCTTACAGTACCAGTTACTTATAACGAAGAAACGAATAATATAATTTATAAAACAGAAACAATTTCTCCTGCACAGCCTACTTTATATAATTCAATTAAAGCATATACGGTAAATAATACATACGTTGATGACGATAACGACTATTTGCTGAATACCGTATCTTCTTACGAGGATAACGGCTATGAAATAGATTACAGATACGTTATGTTTAACGTATATATTGCTCATAAAGATATGTGCGGCTACGTTATTATTTCATATGAGAATTTTTTAGATAATTTATCGGCAAACGTCAAAGCTATTTACGATATATTAATGTACGTTTACCTGCAAAGCTATATTAAAATAACGTCCGATATAACCTTTATCACTGATTATCCAATAGATTATTATATGAATACGAGCAATCAGTTTAAGAAAAACCATAAAGATATAAATACCGATACTATTTTAAAGAAAATAACTGACTGCAAAATTGATACATACAGCGTTATGAGCGTAACGGTCGATAACGTAAACGTAGTATTCAATAAAATGGACACAAGAAATAATCTCTTGTTCAGCAAAATGGGCGGCACTAACGACCCAGTAAAAAATAGCGGTGAAATATCTTTATATACAAGTAAAGGCACTGTTATTACTTATACAAACGATAACGCAGCTAAAATTGAATCGCAAGCATTAATAAATTATGCTATTAACGATAGCAACATAATTGTGTCGTTATCGCCAATGTATAGTTCGCAATATAAAATACGAATAACCGAAACTAAAAACTTTTATATAACAGACTACGATAAAAGCTATTATTTAATAGCTTTGCCCGTAAATTCAGAAGATGAATCTGATGTGCTATTAACAGCTAAATCCGATTACGATAACAGCGGCATTATTATTGCCGATATAGAAATAGTAAAGAAAACCACTAATCAGTCTTATGACGTAAGGCTGTTGGGCGGCGGTCTTGCTTATTCTGCTGAATCAGATTACGACTTATTGGATATAAGCAACGTAAACGGCAAGCCTTATCGTGTAGGCGCGTCTGGAATTATAAGAGTTCCTAAAATACTAAAAAGCGAGGAAGAAAAAATATTAGATGCTGTAAATAAGCATTGCATAGCAACTGACTATTACATCATAGAATATTTTTGAATATAAATGGATAATAAACTTATTTCGCTAAATTTTAGCCAAGGCGTAAAAGCCGCTAACATAAATTATGATTTTAATATCGTAAAAGGGTGGATTGACAGAGAGCGGCTACGCATTGGCGGCTGGGGCATTTGCGAAGGTTTTGAAATGTCTTATGACTTTAACTATAATATCACGATAGAAGATGGTATTTTCATTAATGAATATGGCGAAGAAGTTATAGTCGATAAGCGCATATTTAATTGCGGTATGCCAGATTATTACGATATTGAAGAAAACTTGCCAGTATCGAATGATGGCACTATCGTGTTAAAATACTCGCCATTTTCTCCTGATGCCGCAGGCTTAATAAAATACAGTCCACCAGAGCATAATAATAAATCAGCTTTAAACGCAATTACTATTAAAGAAACCTCCACTGATTCGCCAATGACCATTTACTCTGTTTTAGATAATAAAATTAAAGTAGATGCTCAGTGGGCGGGCAGAACAGCGACAGTAAAATATATTTACTGTAATGACCAAATAGACGCTTTTTTAATAGATTCTAATGGTAATTATTATAGAGAAGAAGGTATTTTATCTACAACGGCTTCTAAAACAAATATAGACCTATCTTCGTACTATTTAATAGGATTCGCAAGATGGATTATAGGCGAAACAATTTCTGTTGAATTTATTATAGACGACAGGACATACAGAAAAGTCTATGTAGATAAAAGCAATATATTATATTTAAACGGAAAACCATATAAAGAAGCGCAAATTATTTATTTTGAAGAACCAGAAAATCCGCAAGAAAATGATTTATGGTACGACAGAGAAAATAACGCGCTGTGTATCTGGAAAGAAACTGACGGCATTTATGGTTGGACAGTTATAAATGATTTTTCCGATGTTCCTATAAGACAGGTTAAAATGTGGCAGCCAAATATTAATTTTCCTGCCGACAATCAAACTTTTTTATTTGACGATTCAGAAACAAATTTAAGGTATATTCCAGATATAAATGCTCTCACGATAATAATAGACCAACAAGTAGTAATGAATGACCAGTTTGAAGAAGTTACGCAGAGTAATAGTTCTAGCAAACCTTATCTTTCGACTGGCATAGGCTTTAAATTAAAAGAGCCTTTAGATAAGCCTACTTATGTTCAATGCGTAGTAAATCACGTTGTAAGAAACGGCGCATTACAAAATGTATTCCAAAGAGCAGCTATTTTTATTAACGAAAACTACGAAAAATATTCCGTGTCTAATATAGACCAAGTATTTCAAACTGATTTAGAATATTGCATAGAAGCATCGCAGCTTGAAGTATGGCTCGATGGCGCAAAGCTAAATAAAGACGTAGATTTCGTGGAAATGTGTTCTGATGGAATAACTGTTGCTTCATCGGCTAATAAAGATGAAATGACTACTTATTTTAAAGTAATCGTTCCATTACAAGCTAATCAAAATATAACATACAGAATTTCTAAATATGTATGGAGCTATGACCAGCTTAACATGATGATGTCTGATATAGAAAATAAAGCAGACAGCGGATTAAGCCAGTGCGCATTACTAAGCAACGAAATAAGCAATCTTTCGACTAACACGTCTAACGATATTAAAAATCTGCAAAACCAAATAGACACGATTAACAACGTGTTGAAAACTCTAACGCAATATAGGTTAAAATCCGATTTAATTACGACAAATGATTTAGACAGCACAGTTAAAGATTCGCTCTTTAAATCAGTAAAATCTATTGTTGTAAGCGCGGCACAAATTCCTGTAACTGTCGCAGACCTAAAAGCAGCAGACGGAATTATAATAAATTACTACGACAACACGGCAAACACAAGCAGAGTATTAATTGAAAATACAGATTATATACTTAACTTTAATAGCGATAAAACAGCAGATATTATATTGTCCGCGTTATTGATTTCGCAAAACGCAACGCTTATTATAAACACTATTTCGTTTGGCGTATAATTAAAAAAATAAATATAATTAAAAAAGAGAGAAACAATAAAATATGAGTGACCCGATTATAAGTTGGGAAATCAAAAAAGGTTCTGAAACCGACTATACAAATGATTCTAATTATTACGGCGGCTATATCCTAAGCGGAGAATCTTTTATTATAGATATGCGTATATGGAATAATAAATACGGTACAGAACAGGTCAATAGCTTAACGAATTTTAATATAGCCGTTTCTTTTTCATATTTAGAAGATGCCGCCATATTAGATTATTGCTCATTTTATCTAAATAGCAGCGAAAAATTAGAAACCTCTATTTTGGATAAAACAGCCGCAGTAGTAATGCCAGACGGTTACATCTTATATGGCTATGTAAATGACGGTTCAGATAACTACGAGGATAATTATTTATCTCTTAAACTTATTATTGAAATCCCAACAGAAGCGAATATAAAAATTAACGATATGAAAACTATGAATCTTAGCATAGTTAAAATATAACGAAAGAAGGTATATTATTTAATGTCTTTCGTTCTTACGAAATTAGCACAGATAAAAGACGGCAGCAGATTACAATTAGAACTGGCTGAACTAACAAAGTCGTATGATTCGCTACAAGCTAACACTTCTAATTTGAGTACAGCATTTGCCACCGAAATAGCAGCACACAATAAAGACGCCAATGCTCACAGTATTTTAGTAGAGAATATATATAAAGCAATACATATATTAAGCAGAAATACTTCATATGATGTAGGAGATATAGCATACAGTTTAGACGCTCCGAGTTGGGTTATGCTTGAATGTGTAACAGCAGGCACTACCGACACGCAGGACATTAGTGATTACGCTAATATACAAAGTGCTAACGGATATATAGTTGACGGAACGGCGCAATTTTTAGTACACGATATTAAATATACTGGCTCAAACAACAGCAGCGGCAGTACTGGAAATACTGGCTCAACAACAGTCGTAGCAGCAGATGTATTTGAAAAAGACGATGATGGCAACTTAATGCCTGTTTTAAATCCGCAATCATCTACTGTCTGGACTTTAGACGATAATGGCGACTTAATGCCGTCAGCAAGCTAAAAAATAAAAAATAATTAAACTTAAAAATAGACGGGAGAGACTCGATAATTGAGTAATGCAATAGTTCCACGCGGAGATAAAACTCATTCATTAGGCACATCTAAAAAGAGATGGAATGAAGTACATAGTTCAGCAGTATATACAGAAAATATAGAAGCAGAAACCGTGGGCGGCAAATTAGCTGATTTAATTAACGATAAGGCATCTAATGCAGCCCTTGCCGATGTAAAAGGCTCTATGAACATGGCAGACGCTCCTTGCTTTTATTCAAGAAGCGAAAGATTTAAAGCAACTGGTCAGACAGAATTAACTACTCCTAACATCCTGTGGGTAAATATTTCCGACAGAGGTTATAAAACAAACACTCCACAAGTATTCGATATATCGCAGCCTGAATCATGGGATACTAAAGCTACGCTATATCAAACAAATACAACGTATAATATAGACGATTACGTTTATATAAATGACGCAACTGATACATATTTATATAAAGCTACAACGGAAGGTCTTACCTCAACTTTGACAAATACATTCCCAGAAAAGGTGGGCGAAACATTTACTGACAACGCCGTAATATGGGAATGTGTATTAAACTACGCTAATGGCAAAAACAGAGCAGGCAAAGACTTTTACATATATGCTTGTCAAAACGAAGATAAAACAAGCATTGAACCAGTTTATATTTTAACAGCAAACTCAACAGTGCCTCTAGGATATAATGCTGATAATTCAAGAAAAATAGGCGGCTTTCATTGTGAATGTGCCGACATAGGCAATACTGGCGATACTAACCACCCGTTGAATAATTATATGGTAGGAGATATACTTCCTAATTCAGTATGGGATTTATCTCATAGACCTATATCTGAACCAGAAGGTATGTGCTATGTAGACGGCTTAGATAAATGGTTTGATATTTATTTGGATTCATGGAATGGTTCTAAACTTGTATCTTCATACGGCGGTACAATAGCGGACGGTGGCAGTTCTCCTACTTGGCATGGTGAAAAATTCATAGAACAGTTGGGCTTGCAAAAGAAAAGGCTTATGTGGCGCGATGAGTTTACGGTTCTCGCAAAAGGTTCAAATGAATTAACCGCAATTAAAGGCGCGGCAGACCCAAGTACGACTGGCGGTCATGTAGATACGGCGGGACGAAGAACGGTATCGTATTACGGACATGAAGATTGTTGCGGTGTACTGTGGCAGTGGTGTCGCGATACGTTTGAATATTCGCCAAGCTATACTTGGTCTACGGATTCCGTATATAATGCGTCAGTAGACGCAAAACAATATGGTTCTGCGGCTGGCTCTCTGCGGCGTGCGCTGGTCGGGGGTTATTGGATCCCTTCTTCGTATTGCGGTTCGCGTTCCTTCGGTGGTAGCAGTGTGTCGGCTTCCGTCAGTGCGAATATTGCTGCGCGCGGCGCGTCCGAGCCTTTCAAATTTTCCTTCTGATTATAGAAGAAGGAAAATTTGACGCGCGGATTTTGCTCTTAACGCCATTTTGTGCGAAATACGCAATAATTAGATAGTCAAATATCGCTAAAATATTTAAAAAAGTGCTTGCAAAATTCGTTTTAGTAATATATAATAATAAACAAGCCGATAGTGTTGATGACATAATAACTTAACATAAGGCGGCAAACGGGTAATGAACATAGCCTTTCACTCTTGTGATAAATTGGTAATGCCAATATGTTCCGCTTTCTTGTAGAGCATATATAACTTCAAAAAAAAGTTAGTTTGCAAGAAGCAGTTTACGAGTTATGACGTATGCGAATGGCTCTCTACGGCGTGCGCTAGTCGGGGGTAATTGGAGCAATTCTTCGTATTGCGGTTCACGTTCCTTCAATGGTAACAATGTGTCAGCTAACGTCAATGCGAATATTGCTGCGCGCGGCACGTCCGATACTTTAGTGATAATTGGTGCGTTTGGCACTTTGATTTTACTTTTTTCTAATATTACGATAATTTTAAGGGCTTGTTTTTCCAAAAAACAAATCAAAAAGAAAACAATGAAATTAAAGACAAAAGCCTATAAACACAAAAAGGCTGAACTCGATAGACTTTGGTTGCGTTAAACCAAAATACACAAATGTGTAGGTTATCCGTTTAGTAGGTTGTTTTTAATGCGAAAGTCAGATAACCAATTAAGGCGGTGCTATGATAAATAGCACCGCCTTAATAAATGAAGAAGTTTAATAAAGCGAGGTGTATAATGAAAAGATACGGTAATTTGTTTAGCAAAGTTGTAGCATTGGATAATATCGAAAATGCTTTTACAAAAGCTAAAAAAGGCAAAAGCTGGCAAGAGAAAGTACAAATAGTAGAAAAGAATAAGGATTATTATCTTAACAAAATAAAAAACAGCCTTATCAACAAAACCTTTCGTACATCTAAATACAATACTAAAATGATATATGAGCCTAAACAGAGATTAATCTATGTATTGCCATTTTTTCCAGACAGAATAGTTCAGCACGCTATTATGAATGTTATTTCGCCTATTTGGGAAAGTATGATGATACACGATAGTTACAGCTGCCGTAAAGGCAAAGGACAGCATTTAGGAAGCAAGCAATCCATGGAAGATGTTATGCGAAATAAATATTGCCTACAATGCGATATATCGAAATTTTACCCAAGTATTAGTCATAATATTCTGTATAATATAGTGCAAAAGAAAATCAAGGACAAAGATATGCTTTGGTTATTAAATGATATAATTTATAGCATTGACGGCGGTAAAAACGTACCTATCGGCAATTACACTTCACAGTGGTTTGGCAATCTATATTTAAATGAATTAGATATGAGAGTAAAGCATATTTATAAAATAAAAGACTATATTCGCTACTGTGATGATTTCGTTTTATTTTTCAACAACAAAAAAGAATTAAACGAAATAGCGAAAGATGTTAAAACATTCTTGCAAGAAAAATTAGACTTGACGCTAAGTAAATGCAGCTTGTTTCACACATCGCAAGGATTAGATTTTTTAGGATACAGACATTTTCCTAACGGTAAAATATTAGTACGAAAAAGAACAATAAAGCGTTTGACTAAAATGCTCAAAGGAATGAATAACTCACCACTTAATTGAGGCTTTGCCTCAATTTGAAGTGGGAGTTTCTAAAACTCAGGAATTGAGTTTAGGGGTGTCCACTCACCCACCTATTCAATGTTACTTGAATTACTTTT